TACGGCGGTACGGCGGTACGGCGGTACGGCGGTACGGCGGTACGGCGGTACGGCGGTACGGCGGTACGGCGGTACGGCGGTACGGCGGTACGGCGGTACCCTCACGAAACGTTCCCTTGCGGTGCGGGCAACTGCTGCCAACCGGTCCAGCCAGGCCATCAGCACGACTAGGTGGTCGGCCAGCTCCAGGCGGAACTGTTCCGACTGTTCCCGGGGGAGCTGGCTGTCCAGACGCACGGCGCGATCGCGGATCGTGGTCAGCTGGCGGGCTTGGCGTTTCATGAGGGTTCTCGCACAGCGGTATACGGCGGTACGGCGGTACCGCCCCCTCTCAGGCGTGCACTAGCCCGCTGTCGGGCCATGAGCAACAACAGGCATTCGGCGTTGCGTGGTTCGGTGCACGTCAGCGGAAACATGGCCTGAAAGGCGACCAGCTCCGCCTCTGTGCTGTGAAGGCTCAGCGAGGCGTGCTGGACGTGCTTCCAGTCGTCCAGATAGAGCGCTTTGACTTCGGCATAGGTCGAGCCTTTCGGCTTGTTCCAGGGGCGAGCGGCGCGCTTCGGATCGCGCGTCTGGCTCATGACGCGCTGGCCGTAGCTGGCTCTGGTCTCGACCCAGTACCGAATCTCGGTGCGCAGGCGGAACCCGTACGGGTAATCCGAGACGAGATAGGCGGTCTCCGGGCTGACGTGCCCGATTAGCTCCTGCCGTGGTGTCATGGCTGCCATGGCGATTAGTTCTCCTTACTTGGCCTGGACAGGCGTTAGGGTGGCCGAATCGACAAACACGAACACGTGACTACTCCGCACGGCTAAAGCCGGCGGCTTCTCAGGACACGCACGGCACCGTTGCCCACGTTGAGTCCTGATCGCGGAGTCCCCGCGAGAGTATGAGACGAGCAGACACATGATCCCGAGCGGCCGACAACCCACAGTCGAGGCACTGATGCCAGCGTTGGCTCAGAGGCTTCGGGGTGTGGGCCCCACACGGGCATGTCTGCGAGGTGCCGCGCGGGTCGACTTTCACCAGCACGCGCCCGGCGCTCTCAGCCTTGTACGCGAGCTTGTGGATGAACGACGCCCAACCAGCATCCTGCACGGCTTTGGCGAGCCTCCCGCTCGCCAATCCTCGAACGTTCAAATCCTCAACCGCAATCAGGCCATAGCGGTCGACCAACTGCCGAGAGAGTTTGTGCTGCACGTCGGCCCGTTGGTGACGAACGTGCGCGTGCGCCGCTTGCAGGAGTTGCACGGCCTCACGATGGCCGGCGCTTCTTCGGCGGCGACGAGCGATCCGACGCTGCGCACGGCGCATCTTTGCTTCGGCCCGTCGGGCGTGGCGCGGATTCGCTATCGCGGTGCCGTCACTCAGCGTGGCGAAGTGGGTCAACCCGACGTCAATCCCGATCGCCGCGGTCGACGCGGGCAGCGGCTCAGGCGCCACATCGACGCTGAAGCACGCGTACCACCGGCCGGCTTCTCGTTTGATCGTCAGGGTCTTGATCGTCCCGAGGATCGGCCGGTGGAGCTTGATCTTCACGGCGCCGATCTTCGAGAGCTCGAGGTGTCGACCGCTGACGCTGAAGCCCGATTGGGGGTAGGTGAGGGAGTCGAACCGCTGCGACGCGCGGAAGCGCGGATAGCCCGCGCGCTCTCCACGACGGACGCGGGCAAAGAACGCCAGGAACGTTTTGTCGACGCGGTGCAACACGTCCTGCAAGACCTGCGAGTACACGGCCGCCACGTCCGGCCGGTCGCGCTTGATGGCGGGCAACTGCGCCGATTGCTGCGCGAACCCGCACGAGCGGCGACACAGGCGCCATGCGTCTCGGCGTTCCTGGAGCGCGGCATTGTACAACTCGCAGCAGATCCGCAAGTGAGCGTCCAGCGTGTCGCCTTGCGCGGTGGTGGGATACAACCGGTAGCGGAACGTCCGCTTAGACATCACGCTGGGTCTCGACGTACTGCTTTATCACCGAGAGCGGCGCCCCGCCGACGGTACTCACGAAGTAGGAATGTGTCCACAGCGTCGGCAGCCGGGACTTCAGCGTCGGGAACTCCTGTCGCAGCGCGTGCGAGGTGTGCCCCTTCAACCGCTTCACGAGCCGATGAATGCCGAACTGGGGGTCGACTTCGGCCAGGAGATGCACATGATCCGGCATCACTTCCAGCGCCAGCACGTCGACCTGCATGTCGGCACAGAGCGTCCGCAGCAGGCGCGCTAATCGCTTGGCGATGGGCCCGACCAGCACCGGGCGTCGGTACTTCGGGCACCAGACGACGTGATACTTGCTGGAGTAGACGACGTGGCGGTTCGACTTGTAGTTCGTGAGACGCACGCATGAGAAGTATACAGCACACAGCTATCTATTGGCTATCCATTGGAGCGGCTTATATCCCCACGGCTGAAGCCGGGGGCTTTACGCCGCATCGGGTAACCGCTAGCGATGGCTCCGCCAGCCAAGGTACCTGTCCAACCCATCTTGTGGCAGAGGGCCACAGCTGCGACGCGGTAGCGCGCCTCCCCCATGGGCACTCCGTCGTCGTCGGGATAGGGCACTGTGATCCGGTTCCCGTCCATGTCGGTGGCCGAGAGTCGCACTCCGTGCGTCGCCGTCGGGCCGTGATAGCGCACTGTGATCGCCTTCACGGTCAATTCGCCTCGCTGGCCGAGACGGACGCTGACCTGGTCTCGGCGACCCAGTTGGCCACCAGGCGATCAACGGCATAGGCCCCATCATCCAGGCTCAACACGCGATGCTGCCGATCGTCATAACTGCTCCGGATTTCGCCTGCCGGGATCACGATCCGCGTTGCGCCAATAGCATCGGCCATGCGCAACAGATAGGCGCCGAAGGTTGCCGGCTGGCCGTACTTCACGGCGATCGCCTCCATGCGCCGCTCGATCGCGGCCAAGGTCTTGGCCATGCCTTCGGCACTCTGGCGATCCACGGAGAACACATTGCGGTATTCGACGCCCCAGGCGTACAGGCGGCGGTTGGCACTGTCGCTGTCGCCTTGCGAGGTAACGGTCAGCGACCCCAGGCGCAGTCCGCGCAGGTACAGCGCATCGTCGTCGCACACGTTGCGGATCCGGTCGTTAGCCACGGGCGCACGAAGCCCGGCGCCGTTATCGATATCCTGCATGTCCTGAGGCGTGAGACCAACCCAGACAGCGCTGGCGTGGATGTGGAAGTAATTGGCGTCGCGCGTGGGGCGAATGTAGAGACCGAGGATGGCGGATGTTTTCTTGGGCATTGGGCTCCTCTTTCGGGAGTGTTGTTTGTTGCCGACTCTCACAGGATAGCACGTACCGGTACGGCGGTACGGTACGGTACGGCGGTACCGCACCTTATCGCTCAATGACAAACGCCGTTCCTCCACCACGCGTTGCTGGTTGCAGGACGGTACGCCCTGACAGCACGACACGGGCTGAAGTGGCGAGCACAGGCGCATAGGCGTCAAGCACGCGCTGCGCCTCGTCCGACGTGAGGCAGTAGGCGGTGCCAGTCGCCAAGCACGTGAGCGTGTACGGGCGCGGAACGACATAAATGCGCATCTCAGGATCTTCCTCAAACAAGATCATCGGAATCGTCGTATTCCGCCTCGCTGCAATCGCAGCGGTACTCATTGATTGTGGCAGCCAAGACTATCAGCCATAACCCCATCAGTAGCATTGCCGTTTCCCCCTTGCGGCCGGTCATAGCCAGCCCTGGCATTGACGATACATGATACAGACCAACGTGTCAACCCAGCCTATGTATCGGCACTCCGGCCCTAACCATTAGGCCCAACCCGGTACGCCGGTACGCCTGTACAGGCAGTACACCCCTGTACAGGGGATCAGGGGTCGCGCGGCCCTGGCGGTGCCCATGCACACTCCGGCACACTTTCTTGCGCCTGGGGCCCCAGAGACCTAGACAAAGCTACGCGTATACCGATAGACTAAGCATACGTCCACTTACTTCCGAGGAGAAGCCAATGGCAGACAACATTGCTCACATCAACGGCATAGACGCGATCGCCTGGCAGGACGCTACGCCGTGGCACGAGAAAGGCCAGCGCTTGCCTGCTGGCGCGACCGTAGCGGAGGCGCTTGACGCAGCCGGGCTCCGCTACACCGTCGACACGCGCGATCTGTTTCTGGCGAGCGGCGCCTTGGTGAAAGGGCACAAGGCTACAGTCCGCCTGGACGTGCACGCCCCGGGCGTTGAGACGTTTCTCGGGGTCGTCGGCAGCGGGTACGAGGTCGGGCAGAACGAGCAGGTGGCCCGGATCGCTGAAGCCTTGCAGGATGTCGGTTGCAGCGTCGCGTGTGCTGGGGCGCTGGGCGTTGGTGAAAAAGCGTGGTTTCTCATGAAGCTTCCCGACAGCGCTACCGTGTCGCCCGTAGACGGCGATGATGTCCGCGGGTATTTCCTGTTGCACTGGGGTCACGACGGTTCCGTAGGGGTCACTGGCTTGGGCACGCCGATCCGGGTGGTTTGTCAGAACACGCTGGCCATGGCAACGCCCCGTGGGGCACGCAACTGGTTCAGCCTCCGGCACTCTGCCTCGCTTGGGGCCCGTATCGACGATGCTGCCTCGCTTGTGCGCACGCTGACGGCCGAGATGATCGCCAGCGGCGAGACGTTTGCCGGCATGGCGCGCAAGGCGCTAACGGCCAGTCAGGTGGCGGAGTTTGTGACCAGGGTTACGCCCAACGGTGACCCGAGGGCGCTCACTGCGTCGCCGGTAATTCAGGCTCGGCGCGACACGATCGCGCGACTCGTGTTCTACGGCCGCGGGGCCGCCATGGCCAACCAGCTCGTGGATACCCGCGATGGATCCGCAAGCCTCTGGGCCGTGTACAACTCAGTGACTGAGTACTACGACCACGTTCGCCCGGCCGAAGCCAAATCGGATGCCGGTGTGAGCAAGGCCAATGAGTCGGCCGTGTTTGGCGGCAATGCCCTGATCAAGGCGAATGCTCTTGTTCTGGCGCGCGAGCTGGTCGCGGCCTGAGGCGCCCGGGTCCGGGTTGAGTTGCCCCGGGCCCGTTTTCATCAACCCACTTCCGGAGTGAAGCCACATGACCATTAACGCGAAATTTGCCGGCACTTGCCACACCTGCAAAGGCCGGTTTACTGCCGGTACGCCGATCATCTGGGCCAAGGGCCAACCGGCCCGGCACGTCAGCTGCCCGGGCCCTGCCGCTCCTGCCCCCGTTGCTGTCACAGGCCCAGCGGCTACCCAGCCAACCCGGCCCGTATTCGAGGCGCGCACCGCGGCGGAAGGTTGGACCGCCTACGGCCGTCGGGCTCTGCTGTTTGTGCTAGCGGAAGATGTCACTTGGCTCCTGCCTGATGACGCGATCGAAGCAGCCGCTGAGGCGGTTAACGTCACGGCAGCCAGCGGCGTGTCCCCTGAGGCGCTAGCCCGCCTGATCGGCACCCAGGATCTCCTCCGCGGGCTCCTGCGTGGCCGTCAACGACATACAGCCGAAACGGCAGGCAATCAAGCCTTGGCCGAAACTCCGGCCCCTGTCGCGCCTCTCCCGCCAGCGGCCAACCCGCCGGGCGGATCGCGTGTCCCGCGCCAGCCAACGCCTCTCGCGCCAGCTCCGCCGGCAGCCGCCCCGGTTCCCGTGCCCGTTGCGGCGCCGGTACGCCGGGTAACACCGGCACCTGCCGGCATTGCCGATCCGTTCTGAGCCCGTACCGTACCTTGTACCTTCGCCCCGGGCCCGCACCGTCTGAACCAGACGCGCGGGCCCGTGCCCTGTACCCGTACCCTAGTATGGGGCTCACGGGCTGCGTTGACGACCCGTGAGCGAGGCAACCTTTCGCCCTTGCTGGTTCGTGGCGCGTGGCTCCGACAGGCGTACAGCCGCCTTGCTGGGGGTTTTAGGGCCTAGTACGTCTCTCGAAGCCGCTTGGGCCACTTGTGAGCCACTTGTGAGCCGCTTGTGGGTCGCCTGTGAGCCGCTTGTGGGTCAGGCGCCCCAGCACCTGCCGGGTCAGTCCTGCCCAGGAGGCGCCCCACGGGGCTCCAGGCCCGTTGCCTGGGGCTCTGCCGGCCTTGCCTGGGGCTCCAGAGACATGCCTAAGGCTCTAGGCTTTGGTTGCCCGGGCCTGCCGGTACACGCCTGGGGCTCTGGGCGCAGGTGTACACGCCTGCGATCGAATCCGGCCAAGGTCTCCAGAGCATCAGGGCCAATTTCCCTCGACTGTACGGGCAAAGCAAGGCGCGGTCACCCTGCGCATACTACCTGATTGGCGTCGCTTCGGAGCGAGCTGTACGCCTAGGGCTGGTAGGGGGTTGAGCCCGTCTCTGCCTAGGATCCTAGCGGTACGCCCGGGGCCCAGGGCGTACTGTGCGCCACTTCCCCGGGCGAAGCGGAGCGACCCCTGCCCCCCTGGCTAGGGCAGGGGCCTCCACCCGTGCATGAAAATTTCCTTGGAGAATTTTCAGGGGACCCTCCGTGCATGAAAATTTCCTTGGAGAATTTTCAGGGGCCACGCCCGCATGAAAATTTCCTTGGAGAATTTTCAGGCGGCCGCCCGTGCATGGAAAATTTCCCTGGAAAATTCAGGACCAAAGTGAAACTCCTGTACCGTACCGGGTACCACCGTACCGGGTACGTGTACCCTGTACAGGGTACGGTGTACAGGCCCGGCGCTTCGCGCTCGTGGCCAATGTGCGCTGGAAAGCGCCTATAAAGCGCCTGAATGGCCATCGAATATCGCCTGCCCCGGAAGCCGCCCAACAACTGGCGCACGCGTGTGCACAGGCGGCCAATCCGCCCGGTGCCAGTGCTCAAGGCCAACCAGCCGCCGCCGGAGCCTCATACGGCGGAAGCGGTTGCCCGCCGCTTGGCCAGAGCGCTCGGCGAAGCAGGCCGTGGGCCAGCGAAAATCCCCCAGGTGTACGCGCTCCTGCTTCTGGGCTGGATCCGCAACTACCAGGCTCGCCTGGACGGGCTCCTGGAGGAGTTGAACCAGGACGATCCGCCCGAGACCCGGGAGTTGCGCCAGCGCTGGGCCCAGAGCCTGCGCGAAGTGTTCGACCCGGCCCGCCTGGAAAAGCCCATTCGCGTCGAGTTGCCGGAGTACCAGCCTGAGCCCGATCCGGTACCGACCTTCTCTGAGATGCGCCTGAACAGGAACCTGGAGCGCTTCCTCGCCAGGATGGCCAAGTTCGACAGTCGCCTGGGGGCTCCGGAGCCGGTTGTCCACCAGAGAGGCCCTGTAGAGGACCCTTAGGTGGGGCCCTTGTACCGGGTACGGTACGTGGACACGCGACCGTTGCTCTACACGCTCGCCGACGACGGCATGACGCCAATTCCCTGCGAGGATCCCGTGGCCTGGGCCAGCTGGATGGAAACCGCCGACCGCCGGGTGAGCCAGGATTACGACGAGGGCGATAGCGGCAAGCGCATTCACGTCTCCACCGTGTTCCTGGGTACCGATATGGCGTACTTCGGCGGGTCTCCCCTGCTGTGGGAAACCATGGTGTTCGTCGATGGCGACGAGTGGGCCTGTGAGCGGTACGCCTCTCTGGCTGAGGCCGTCGCCGGTCACCAGGAGATGTGTGTCCGGGTTCGGGAAGCGTTCCTTGGCGGGACCTGAGCGTGGACGTCCCAGGCTTTTTGTACTTACTCCTCGGGTCCGGCTCCGGGGTACGCCGGCCCGGGGTGAGGGGTACGGGGAGAGGGACACCCGGACAAGCGGACAGTTTTTGTGTACCTAGGGAGGCACTGTCCTGTCCAGCAAAAACAGGCCTCTTTTTGATTATTTTGCGAGAGGTGTCCGGACACTGTCCGCGCCAAGGTTAAGGCGCCGCTCGACCCCCATACTGAAGACTCTAAGCCAATGCTCTAGGCTCTTGGCTCTAAGCTCTTGACCCTTGGCTGTAGTGTCTTGGGTGTTAGCTCTGACTCGTGCTAAGGAACGAGGATGCCCGCACACGGGCGCGGCTGTCCGCGCGAGAGATCCCCGCAGCGGCCCCTGTACACTTGATTGCTGAAGTACCAGCACCCACAGCAGGGACAGACCCACCTCTGGGCGCTGTGCGGCTTGTCCTTCATTCAACCCCCTTGAACAGGAATTGCATGCGCGCGGTGCATGCCGTTTCGAGATAGGTTTATTGTGTCGTCACATGGGCACGCCGCGTGCTCAGCGGCGCGCATGCTACATCCAACGCAGCTCGTTTTTCAACCCCTCCAGGTCACCGACGAGGGCACCTACACCCTCGTCGCGCACGACACGCACAGCGGTCAGATCCTGACATTGGTGGCGCAGCAGCCGCGTAGGGAGCACAAGCACCTGTACAGCCATGTAACGCTCCGGTGCGGCGAGAGCATCGCCCTCGACAGCCCGTTATTCGATCTCTACGATGTCGCCGGGTTTGTCAGGGTGGGCGCCGCGCTGGGCGAACGCGCCTGGGGCCTGGCGCTCAGTCAACTCTGCGTCCGGGTGTCCCAGCAATTGAAGCAGCGGAACGAGATCGTGCGCCTGGTTGATTTGCCGTGCGTGGGGCCCGCGATTCGCTGGCCCATCGATCCGCTCCCACCGATCATGCTCGACGAAGTGTCGTTGTGGTTCGGCGACGGTGGCGTCGGCAAAAGTTTTCTAGCGCTCTACGCCGCGGGCCAGCTCGCGGTTCAGGGGTTCGAGGTGCTCTACTGCGACTGGGAAATGAACGGCTGCAACCATCGGCTGCGGCTGCAACAACTGTTTGGAGACGAACTGCCTCGTGGGGTGCATTACTTCGAGTGCGACGCCCCGCTGGCGCAGCTCTGGGAGTACCTCAACGCCGAGATTCGAGCACGGAATATTCTGTTCGTCATTTTTGACTCGGTGGCGGAGGCATGCGGGGGTGACGTGGGGGACCCGCAGACCGCGATCGCGTACCTCAAGCTGGCCAGGCGGCTTGGCGTGGGCTCGTTGCACCTGGCCCACGTCCCCAAACACGCCGCCCAGACGGCGGAGAAGCCGTTTGGGACGGTCTTCTGGCACAACCGGCCGCGGGAGACGTGGGGTATCGCCAGCTCGCCCGGGCACAGCGGAGAAGGCATAGCCGGTCTGGTGATGCAGCAACGAAAGACCTCGTTTGCGACGCCAGACTCGACGCCCCGCGTGATTCAGCTGGTCACAGAGGAGCCCCGGGTGCAGGTCCGGTCGGTGGGGGCCCCGCAGGAGGCACCGAGCGATGAGCAGACCCTGACCGCACGCGATCAGCTGCGCGCGGCGCTGGCTGAGCAGCCCATGACGAAGAAGGAGCTGCGCGCCTCCTGCCAAGCACTGAGTTACGAGACGTTCACGAAGGCCCTCCAGCGCGAACGCGCTGCGGGCGGCATCGTGGAGGGCGAGGGCGGTCGCTTTGTGTTGCATCAGACGCTGATGTGATGCGCATTCAGACAAATCGGTCGTGGTTTTAGGGGAACCGCCTAGCCCTGTGCTAGACTCCCCGGCCGAGGGTCGCGGAAGGAGTCCGCGTGCCCTCGGCTCGCCTGCCGGGTACCCTGCGGGGAACCCTGGCGCCCTCGATGCCGGTCGTCTCCGACCCGGCCATCGAGTCCTTCCCCGTCACCGACTGCGACGTCATCTTCGGCTCCGGCCAGAAGTACAGCTGCACGTTGCGCGATGGTGTGGACCGTCTGGCCGTCACCGAGACCGGCTGGACCATCACCTTCGCCGCGCCCCAGGAGGACGTCGAGCTGTACCGGGCGCACGTCGCGATGATCGCCTTCCGGTCGCGCGTGCAGACGCGCCGGCTCTCGCCGCCGCCGCCGGCCGCCCCCGGGGTCCATGGACGCTGAGCCGCGCCCTCGCTGCACCGGCCGCACTCTAGGCGGGGAGCCCTGTGCGCGCTCGGTACGCCCGGGCAAGACCCGCTGCGCCCAGCACGACGGGCGCGAGCTGCGCAAGGCCGAGCGCAAGCTCAATCGGCTCACCGTACCGGCCGTCGAGCGGCTCGAAATGCTGCTCCTGGCGCGCAACGAGGGCGTCGCGCTCGGGGCCGTCAAGGCCATCCTCGACCGCACGGCTGGCCCGGTACCGCACGCCGTCGCGCTGACCGACCCGGGCGGGATCCCGTCGGTCCAGATCGGCTTCGCGCTCGGCGGGCTGATCCAGGCGCCCGCCCCGACCTCGGGCCCACTTCCGGCCGCCCCGCTTTCGGCGGAGCCGGCGATCGAGACCGTGGCACTGCCGGAGCTGGAGGAGCCGTGAGCCTCTCGCGCGCCGAGCTGGTCCTCGATTCGGCTCCGCCGCCCACGGCGCTTCCGCTCCACCGGCCCGAGGATCGCGAAGGCGCCGTGCTCATCCGGAACGCCAACGGCGAGGTCTCGATCCTCTACAAGCCGACGCCGAAGGCCCGGGAGTTCCACGGCGCCATTGAGCCCAACGTGCTGCTCGAAGGCAGCCGAGGGTCAGGAAAGTCTATCGCCCTGAGATTCGACGCGCATCTGCGCGCGATGCTCACGCCGAATTTCCTCTACGTGATCCTCCGGCGCACGATGCCGGAACTGCTCAAGAGCCATCTGGTGTTCATTGACGCCGAGATGCGCGCGCTTGGTGGCGAGTACCGGGTCGGCGAGCACCTGGCGCTCTATCCCAACGGCTCCCGCGGTTACTACTACCACTGCCAGTCGGAGCTGGACGTCGAAAACCTCCTCTCCGCCCAGTTCTACTGGATGGGCATCGACGAGGCGACCACCTTCCCCTGGGAAGTGATCACGCGCCTGGCCGCCTCGGTGCGCGTGCCGGCCACGCTCAAGCTGATTGCGATGCTGCGCCTGACGACCAACCCGCTCGGCGGCTCGGTCGACGAGATCTGGAAGTACTTCGTCGACAAGGACGTCGAGCCCAAGGACGACCCGGACTACGACCCGGCGGACTGGCGGCATATCCACGTCACCCAGGCCGACAACCCGCACTTGGACCTCCAACAATACCGCAAGCGGTTTGCGGGGCTACCGGCGCACGTGCGCCTGGCGTGGCTCGAGGGCGAGCGCACCCAGGAGCGCGGCCTGCTCGATTTCGAGCCGACGCGCAACGGCCAGCCGCACCACGTTGTCACCGAAGTCCCCCAGGCGCTGACCCCGGGCCTCAGAACCATTCTCCACGAGCCCTGGGTCCGCCTCTACCGCGCCTACGACCACGGCTTCGACCCCGACCCGGCGGTGTGCCTGTGGATCGCGGTCATCGGCCACCAGATCCTCGTCTTCCGCGAGCAGCTCTGGCACCGCACCATCGCCAAGCACATCGCGCGCGAGATCCTGCAGGAGACGGGCGATCTGCCCATCGTCACCACCTACTGCGACCCCTCGATCGACATTCAGCACGGCCAGATCCAGACCATCCGGGAAACCATGGAGCGCGAAGGCCTGCCGCTGGAGTGCTCGGTCAACAACCGCGAACATTTCGCCCACGCCGTGCAGTCGGCGCTGCACGAGACGACCTCGACCGGGCAACCGCGTCTCCAGATCCTGCGGCCCGGCAACTACGGTCCCCCGCTCACGGGCTGCCCCTACCTGATTCGCACGATCCCGCGCATGCAGTACGACGCCGTCCGCCCGCGCGCACTGGCGCGCAGCCGGATCGATCACGCGGTGGTCGCGCTCGCCTACTTCCTCATGAGCCACGTGCCCGTCACCCAGCCGGTGGCGCCGATGCGCCGCCGCAAGTGGATGCAGCCCCGGCGCAGGTCGCGGCTGCTGGGGCGTGACGGCGTGCGGCGGCCTTCTTCGCGGTGAGGCACCATGTCTGATGATCTCGATACCGTCGTGGCCGATTCCGTCGCCGACGCCCAGAGCGCGGCGTCCGATCCGGCTCCCGTCGCCGACCCGGCGCCAGGCGACGCGGCGCCTGCGCCCGCGGCGCCCGCCTCCGGCTTCAGCGACGACGACTACAAGACCTTCGGGCTCGACTCGCAGGCGCCGCTCCAGCCCGGGCAGCGCGAGAACCGCATTCCGTACTCGCGGGTGCGCGCGATTGTCGAGAACGCCCGCAGGAAGCTGCACAAGGATTTCGACACCGAGCGCGGCAAGGCGACCGAAACGCAGCGCGCCTTGGAGGCCCGCCTGCAGCAGATGGACGCCCTCGGCGACATCATGCGCAGTGACCCGGCGCGCTTCCTCCAGATGCTGCAGCAGGTCAATCCGGCCTACGGGCAGTTCCAGAGCGCGTCGCCCGCTGCCGGCAACGGTCAGCCGCCAGGCGACGGGCGCCCCGAGCCCGACCTCGACCTGGGCAACGGCTACAGAACCTATTCGCCGCAGGGGCTTGAGAAGCTGCTCGACTGGCAGGCCGGTCATCTGGAGGCGCGTCTGCAGCAGCGCTACCAGCCGCTCGAAGACCGCCACCGCGAGCAGCAGATCCTCGCCGACGCGGGCCAGCGCGTGAATGCCCAGCTTGCTGACGCCATGACCTGGCCGCTCTTCGACAAGTACGCCCCGGACATCCTGGAGGCGCTCAAGAAAGACAGCGCCGACGCCCGGGCGCGCGGCCAGCACTCGCAGCTGACGCTCGAAGCCGCCTACCGCCAAGTGGTACTGCCCAGGCTGGCGCTCCAGCGCGACCAACTGCGCGCCGAGGTGCTCAAGGAGCTGCAGACGGCGCCGACGAGCACCGCTGCGCCAACGGCGGGCGCGACCGGCACCGGCGGCGCCCCGCGCTCGCTCGACGATGTCATCTATGCCGCCATTCGCGCGCAACCCACGCGCTGAGGAGGAGCCCATGCTGACCGTCCGTATCGTGGTGCTGCTCGCGGCCTTTGTCGTCAGCGTGGCCGCCGGCATAGGCAAGGCGCCGCTCTGGATCGCGGTTGTGCTGCTGGCCATTGCGCAGCTCCTCGACGTGCTGCCGGTTGGGTAGGCGGGGTGGGCCAGTCGCGCGTGTGGGGTGCCGAGGAAAGGAGTCACAGAGCGTCATCCGTGTCTATGAGCGGGTGGCGCTCGTGTGTTATTGCCGCCCAGCAAGCCACCGCGCCGCAGCCGCGGGGCTCACCCAGCCAACCGGCAACACGTCCGGGCTAGGCGTCGAGCACGGCGCGCAGAAGTTGGATTTGCGCGCTGAAGTCGCGCTCCAGCGCCTCGACCACCTGATCGGCCCGGCGTGCCAGCAGCGGATCGGGCGCCGGCTCGTCGAGCCCCGCCACGATGACCACCTGTAGGTACACGGGCAGCGACTCGGGCAGGGTCAGGGTCTCGGTAAAGCCGCCGGTGCTCGTATAGCCCTCCCCGGCGCTGGCAGCGTGCTCGTCAAGCGCCAGCCGCGCCAGCTGGACGACCTCGGCGAAGTGCCGCAGCGCCGGATCGTCGCTGAGCGTCTTGTGGAGCGCGCTGAGGTCGGCATCGAGCTTGGTCATAGGCGGGTATGCTACACTGCCGCGCCATCTCGCCGGTGCCGAGCGTTCTGATCGGCACGACATCTCTGGATTCCCCGGCCCGGGTCACGGCCACTCCCTAAGCACGCCGCGTCGCTGCTCCGGCGTCACCACCTGGCAGCACCCAGCCGCAGGTGTGACCCATGGCCCTCAGCATCAGCCAGATCGTGGCAGCCAGCTACAACGCTGTGCTCGCCGAGATGCGCCGGGCGGCGAACCAGTGGAACGAATCCGCCTTCATGCGCGAGTGCGAGCGCATGAACGCGATCATCCGGCTCTCGCTCGGCCCGGTCATCGAATGCCCGCTCGACTGGCGCCCCAACCCGGGCACCGCCTTCCTCGCCACCGACATGGACGCGGTCAGCCTCGCCAAGACCGACGTCCTGACCGCCGCCACTTTCAACCCGGCGGAACTGAGCGTCCCCATCGTCTGGAGCAAGGGCGACGACGCCAAAAACCCGACCGAGAACCAGAAGGTGCCGCTCGTCCGCTCGCTGATGGAGAACGCCATCAACGCGCACGACGACGCCATCGAGGAGGCGCTCTTCACCACGGCGACCAACGGCTTCCTGGGGCTCCAGACGCTGGTGCCGGACACGGGCCTGGGCGTGGTCGGTGGCATCGACGCCAACACCGAAACCTTCTGGCGCAACTACACCGGCACCTACACCGACGGCACCAACATCGAAGCGGCGATGACGACCGCCTTCAACGCCGCCAGCAAGGGCAGTGGCGCCAGCCTCGCGCCCAAGATGGTCGTCAGCGGCGCCGCGCCCCAGGCCATCTTCGAGGCCAACCTCCAGGCGCAGCAGCGCTACATCGACACCGACGAGGCCCAGAAGGGCTTCAAGGTCCTCGCCTTCAAGACGGCCCGCTACGTGTTCTCCCAGTACGGCGGCGACCGCATCTATTTCCTCAACCCGAAGTCGTTCCAACTGGTCTGCTCGCGCCAGTACTTCCGCGACCGCGGCGAGACCAACGAGCTACCGGACAAGAACGCCTTCGTCACCAAGATTTACAGCGCCCTGCAGGCCGTCACCAACAACAAGTCGCGTCTGGCCGTGCTCACCAAGACGCCGTAAAGGGGGCTGCGATGTCCGACATTACCGATCTCGTGAAAGCGATCGTCGCGCTCCAGCCGCCGCGCAAAATCGGCGCCGACGAGTACGTCGCGCGCACGCCGTTTCATCCCGACGGCAAGGTCCACACCAAGCTCCGGCGGCGCTCGTTCCAGAACGGCCGGCGCCTCGACGAGATGTTCCTCACCGAGGAGGAGATCCGGCTGACCAATGCGCTCGTGCCCGGCAAATTCCTCGACGGCCTGGTCGTCGTCAAGGAGATGGACGCCGGTCCCGACACCGACTTGCACATCTTCTACCGCTCGGCCACGGCCGACCAGCGCATCGCGCTCTCGGCGCACGCCAGCAGCTTCCGCGCCCTGCTCATGCGCTGCCTGGTCGACGCCGTGAGCCTGGGCCTGGCCGATCCCGGGGTGCTCCTGGCCGGCCAGGCAACGGACGACCCGCTCAAGTCGATGGTGCTCCCGAAGAAGGAGGCTCCGAGCCCGCGGCAGCGTGTGCAGCCGGCGATCCCGGGCAGAGACGACACGCCCTTCGAGTACCCGGAGACGACGGGCACCTCGGCTGACGAAGCGGCGGCCGAGGAGAGCGAGGACACGCCGCCCGAGGACGACGAGTCGCCTGCGCCGCAGCAGGCGCTGCATGCCTCGGCGATCGACCTGTTGGCGGCGGGTCGCCCGGGCGACACGATCGCGCAGCCGAAGCGGCGGCCAGCCTCGACCCGGGAGCTGCGCTAGGCCCGAGTCGTGAGCGGACTCCCTGACCTGTTGCCGGCGCCACTGCCTGAGGGCATGGCGCCAGTCGCTGTCGCGGGCGGCGGCAGCGGCGGCCCCGTCCTGCCCGAGGGCTCGGACGATTCCGGGCGCCTGGCGCGCTGGCGGGGCCGCATCAGCGAGAGCAAGCGCCTCAGGCGCGAGTTTCTCAGCGACTGGCGCGTGAATGTCGAGTACCGCTACGGCAAGCCCTTCGAGACCGCCTCGGACGAGGACCGCATTGCCGTCAATCTCGACTGGACCCTGACCAAGAACAAGCAGGCCCAGCTCTTTTCGCAGAAGCCCGAGCTGGTCCTGCACCCCCGAATCGAGCAGGTCAAGGCGGCCGTTCCCGTCTACAGCGCCCTGCTCAATCGCACGCTGGAGAAGGCGCGCGTCGCCGTCGCCATGGACGAAGTGCTGCCCGACGTCATCAACGCGGCTGGCATTGGCGTGGTGCTCGTCGCCTATGAAGCCCGCACCGAGACCGTGCTCATGCCGGTCACCGACCCGATGCTGCTCGCCTTCCTGGCGCCGGGGCAGGCGCTGCCGCCGCAGCCCGTCACGCGCGTCAGCGACGCCCGCTACACCGTCTCGCGCCTCTCGCCGGCTCAGGCGCTCTGGCCCGCCGCCTTCGTCGGCTCCGATTTCGACGACGCCCCCTGGGTGGGCCGCAGCGGCTCGCTGCCGTGGGCCGAAGCCGCGGTGCGCTTTCGCTTGCATCCGGAGCAGAAGCGCCAGCTGGTGGGGCAGGAGAGCACCAGCCAGGATCGCGTGGCCTACGACGTCGAGAGCGGCGCCAGAAGCGATGACGAGGAGGTCTGCTTCGACGAGGTTTTCTACCGGCGCGCCTGTTACCACCCTGAGGAGCGCAGCTACTGCGCCATTCACCATCTGGTCTTCGCGCACGGCCAGGACGACCCGGTCATTGACCAGCCTTGGGAGGGCCAGCGCTACGACGAGGCGACGCGTAGCTACCTGGGCTCGGAGCGCTATCCGCTGCGCTTCCTGACGCTCACCTACGTCTCCGATCACGCCATCCCGCCGAGCGACAGCGCCATTGGCCGCCCCCAGGTCGACGAGCTGAACCGCAGCCGTAGCCAGATGATCCAGCAGCGCAGCTACAGCCTGCCGGTGCGCTGGTACGACGTCAATCGCGTCGACCCGGCGGTCCAGGACGCCTTGATGCGCGGGCACTGGCAGCAGATTTTCCCCATTCAGGGCTCGGGCTCCCAGGCGATTGGCGAAGTGGCCCGCGCCAGTTACCCGCGCGAGGACTACACCTTCGACCAGGTCGCCAAAAGCGATCTGCGCGAGCAGTGGAATACCGGCGCCTCCGCCCTCGACAGCGGCGAGCGCAGTGCGAGCGAGGTCCAGATCGTCCAGAGCAACGTCCAGACGCGCATCGGCTACGAGCGCGCGCGCTGCGTCAACTTCTACCTCGGCATCGTCGATGTCATGGCCGGCCTGCTCGCTCTCCACGGCGACGCCGCCGAGCAGTACCTGACCGAGGAGGAGCGCGCGCGCCTGGCTGAGTGGGACCGCCACAAGCTCAATCACCAGATGGTCTTCGGCGTGCGCCCCGACAGCAGCGTGCACCTCGACGCCGAGCAGCGCACGCAGCGCCTGCTGCGCTACATGAACGTCATGGCCACCTCCGGCCTCATCGACGTCGAGCAGGTGGCGCGCGAGGTGACCGAGCTGACCGGGCTCGACCCGGACCGCCTGGTTCGCCAGCCGCCGCCCTCTGCGCCCGAGCCGCCCAACGTCAGCTACCGCTTCAGCGGCGCTGAGGACCTGACCAATCCGGTGGTGCTGGCGATCCTGATGAAGGCCGGCCAGGCGCCTTCGCCCGAGGAGCTGCAGGCGGCCCAGAACCTGCTGGCGACGATGGGCATCCCGCCAGCCCCGCCAGTGCCGGCCACGCCGCCGCAGGCGGGCACGCCCCCGCCGGGGATGGCCGGATTGGGCCTGGAGGGGCTCCCGCCGCCCCCAGGAGGCCCGATCGCCGGGCCGAACGGGCCGATGCCCTTCCGCCCGCCTCCGGGCCTTGGCGAGCCTCCTGCGAGTCCGGTAGGCGGCGCCCCGCCCGGTGTCGGCCACGCCTATCCGGCCTGGCGCCCGGCGCCGCGCCTGGTCACGGGCAACCCGGGCGAGGTCCCACGATGAGGACGCTCGTCGACATCGTCTGTGCCGCCGGGCATGTGACGCGCGACGCGTGGCGGCTCGCCGGGCAGTACCCGTGCTGTCCGGAATGTGGAGCCTCGACCAGTCGTTGCTGGACGGTGCCTTCGGCAACTGCCGCCGTGCACGGCGAGATCGACATCGTCGTCCGGCACGGCCTCTGCCATCCCGACGGCTCCCCGCGCCGCTTCGAGAGTCGCCAGGCGCTCAGGCGCGCCGCGCGCGCCGCTGGTCTCACGAACGCCGTCCACCACATCGGCGTGGAAGGGTCCGACAAGAGCCCCCACACGCAGCGGTTCGTCTAGGCCGCCATGCTCCTGCAACCGATCGGAGTCACGCCGTGACGTTCGATGAGATCGTGAGCGAGGCGATGGGGCGGCTCAACCTGCAGTCGACCGAAGCCCAGCTCCGCATCGGTCGCGCGGTGAACGCCCGGTACAAGCGCCTCACCTCCGCGATTGGCCTCGCCGTCAGCCGGCGTACGAGCGTCGATGTGAGCCCCACACTGGGCGCGACCACCGTTGTCGTGGAGGGTCTGGAGAAGGCCATCAGCGTTCTCGACCTCACGGGCGGACAGCGGCGTCTCCTTGCGGAGTTCACCGTCGCGGAGCTGCGGGATCGGCCGCTATCGTCGGGGATCCCGCAGGCATGGGCGGCCGAACGCATGTCTGCTCACAGCGTCACGCTGCGGCTCGACACGATCGTGCAGACGGCGCTCACTCTGCGGGTCTTTGGTCACGAGCGCGCGGCAGTGCTGACCGGCACGCAGGAGCCGGCCTTTCCCGAGAGCTTCCACGACGTGCTGATCGAGGGCGTGTTGACCGACGAGCTGCGAAAGCAGGAGAAGACACAGCTCGCCGCCTTCGCCGACCAGACCTATGAGCGGCGGCTCTCCGATCTGCGGATGTGGATCGCCAAGAGCAGCTACCTCGTCATCCGCCAGGGTGGGCGCACCGCGCCGATCGCCGGTGGCGGGGCCGCTGGCGGCTCGGGCGGCGGCGGTGGTGGCGGCGGCGGCACGGGCAGCTACACCCAGACCGGCCTCGTCACCTTCGACCGCGACCCGGGGCCTCCCTTTGCCGTTACGGCGGGCAGCGCCACGGTCGCTAATCTCGATGCCGACAAGCTCGATGGCGAGAGCGGCGCGGCCTACCACGACGCGGCGCTACTGACGGGCCAGATGACCAGCCTCGCCCGGCTGCCGACTCTCGCGCCAAGCCGGTTGCTTGGGCGCGGCAGCGCAGGCAGTGGCTCGCCGGTCGAGGTGCTGCTCGGCTCCAACCTGGTCATGAGCGGTGACACGCTACATGCGACCGGGGGTGGCGGCAGCGGCGTTATCCTAGCGGAGAATCGCCTGGCCGGCCGCGCGCCTGGCGTGGGCAGCGGCCCTGCCCAGGAGATCGTGCTCGGCACCGCGCTGGCGCTTGCCGGCACGACGCTCAACGTCAGCGACGCGGCGCTCAACGAGACCTACACCGGGCTCAAGACGTTCAGTCGTTCGCCGGCCCCGCCCTTCGCCGTCACCGCCGGATCGGCAGCAGTCGCCAACCTCGACGCCGACAAGCTGGACGGCATCGACAGTACGACCTTTGCCCGGAAGGACCAGGCCAACACCTTCACCGCTAGTCCGCAGACGATGCCTGGCCTGCAGCTGACGGATGACTCTATTTACCGGAGCGTGAGTGACCAGAGCGTCGTTGTCTGGGGCGGCGCTGTCGGCTCAACCGCCTTCGTGCAGGTGTGCGGGCCGGGCAAAGTCGGCTTCGCCAACGTCGTCCGCGTCGGGCTCCCGAACGTGGCTGGCTCGGTCTTCCGCGTCGAGAACCTCACGACGAGCGCCGTCTACCTGCGCACCGCTGCCGATTACACCCAGTTGCTCGGGCCGCTCTACCTGGGTGGCGTCGGCGGCGGCGGCCTGGTCACCGTTGCCGAGCCGGGCACCATTGCCCGCAACACCGGCGACGGGGGGGATACGGGCTTTCTGCTGGTCACCGGCGGCGGCGATCCGGGCGTGTCCAGCGTCCGTGACCGCGGCGCGGCCATCCGCCTCTACGGGAACGAGCACGCCTCGACGGGCGTGCTGCAGCTGCTCTGCGGCAACGTGGCGGGGTCGAAGATCGACCTCTACCGCGCAGACAGCGTCGTCGCCGTCAGTGTCGCGGGCTCGACCGGCGACGTGACGTTCTCGAACAGCCTCCTCTGCGGCAGCAACACGACGCAGCGGATGACGACCGACAGTGGAGTCTTGCAACTGGCAGGCGGATCGGGGTGGGCGCGGGCCAACGGCGCGTTTCTGCAGGTCTACGGCACCACCTCCAGTGGCCTGGGCTCTCTCCATCTCAACCTCGGAGCGAGTGACAGCGCCAACTTCATCGTCTATGACGCCTACGGGCGGGCGGCGCTGCTGTTCCGTGGGGTGAGCGGGTCCATTGACTTCACGAGCGTGGCCACCGGTGCCGCGTCGTGGCAGTTCTCCAACACCTCCACCAACGGCGGGTACACCCAGTACATCAACGGCGGGAGCACGAGCGGCTGGATCGGCAGCGCCGCCGTGCTCATCTCGACCAGCTTCGTCAACGCCTGTCTCTGCGTGCGCGCCGCCAGCAAGCTGGTGCTCAAGTCGGACATCGCCGAGGTCCTCGCGCCCGACGTCTACAACAGCACGATCGGGGTCTCGGCCAACGTCAACGTCGACAACACCGGCCTGCTCCGCCGCTTCTCCTCGACCAGGCGGCACAAGCGCGCCATCGAGCCGCTCCTCGACTGGCAGTGGCTGCTCGCGCTTGAACCGGTCAGCTACGCCCACATCGGTGACGGTGGTCAGCGGCGCGTGGGCTTTGTCGCCGAGGACGTGGCTGCCGTCGACGCCCGCTTCGTCACTTGCGACGCCGACGGACAGCCTGACGGCGTGACCTATGCCCAACTGACGGCGCCGCTCGTGGCCGCGATCCAGGCACTGCACGCGCGGCTCGCCGCGCTCGAAGGGAGACCCGATGGCGCTCACTGAGTCGTTCCTCCAGATGGCCCTGGCGCGCGACGCCAACTTTCAGATCCGCTTGCAGTACCTGCTGGTGCAGCACGCCCGGGTGGTCAAGAGCGAGGCGACGGCCACACCCAATCACACGGCACGCAGCAACTACGCGACGACGGTGATCAACAGCCCGCAGTCGGCGGTCGTCAACGCCGCCGTCATGGTCGTGGGCGGCGTCAACGTCATTGGCACGGTGACCCTGGAGGACAGCGGCCCGGTTACCACCGCCACCGACCCGGCGCTGCTCAGCCAACTGGCCACCTTCTGGGACGCCCTCTCCGGCGTGGACACCCCGGCGCCGTGACGAAGCTGGAGCCCTCCGACTACTGGCGCCTGCGTACGAGCAGCGCCGAGCTGGAGCGCGACCAGGCGGCGCTCGTGGTGATCCAGACCCGCCTCGACGCCACGCGCGCCAGGCACGACGCGCTGTGGCGAAGCGTGCTGACGCAGTACGGCCTCGACCCGCAGCAGCGCTACGTCGCCCGCGACGACGAGTGCGCCCTCGACGTCCCGCCCAACGGCTCGGGGCCAGCCTGATGCCCGACTACGTGCTGGCGTCGCTGCGCGGCGGGGTCAACCAGCAGGACGCCCCGATTGCGATCCCCGACGACCAGTGTCTGGTGGCGATGAATGTCGAGTTCACGCGCTCCACCCTGGGCGAGCGCCGTCTGGGCGCGCGCGCCATTGACCTGACCGGTAGCGGCCTGGTCGGTCACGACCGGGTGACCTTCCTCTACCGCCACCTGCCGAGTTCCGCCTGGACCGACAGCGAGCTGTGGGCGCTCGGCGTGACCGGCACGTCCTCGGCCACCCTGGCGCGCAAGGTGAACGCGTGGTCGTCGGTCGCCGTTGCCGACGCGCCGGTCCTCACCGGCGAGGGGCCCTACGCCTGGGCCGCCCAGACGCTGCACGGCAAGCTGTTCCTGGCCTATCCGAGCGCGGTCGACCGGCTCCACGTCTGGGACGGCTCGACGCTCAGGCGCGCCGGCCTCATCGCGCCCACTGCGGCCCCTGCTGTCACCACGACCGGGAGCGGCAGCTTCGCCACTACGCGCTACTACCGCACCCGGCTGAAGCACTCCACGCGCGCCCTGCGCAGCGAGCCGAGTGCGGCAACGACGTTTGCTCCGCCGGGCTCGGGCTCTGGCGCCTCTATCGCCTCGCCCGCGGCTGCCGAGAGCGCTGATCAGTGGGAGGCTGAAGCCAGCCTCAACGCCTCAGCGTGGTACCGCATCGGGACCGCCGCCATCGGCACGCCGATTGTCGACTCGACTCCGGCCAGCCCGGGCTACACCGGCCTCTTTCCCCTGGTGGCGGAACCCGGCGACTACACGCCGCCCTACAGCGCCCGCTTCGTCGTCGCCGACGACGACCGCCTCCTGCTCGGTGGCGCCTTCAACAACGCTGCCCTGGACTCCCGCGTGAGCTGGACGCCGGTCTACGGCGATCCGACCGGTATCGGCAACGACGAGCGCATCCCGGTCTCGACGGTGAACTTCGTCGATCTCGACACGACCGACGGCGGCCGGCTGACCGCGCTCTCGCGGTCGAGCAACGGCGCCATCTGGGCCTTCAAGGCGAGCGCCGTCTACAAGCTGGTTCGCACCGGCGTGCGCAGCCGCGCCTACGAGGCCATCGCCATCAGCAAGGAGCGCGGCGCCGTGCCGGGGAGCGTGGTGGAAGCCGCCGACCAGGTCGGGCGCCCGGCGGTCTACTTCCTCGACCCGCGCATCGGCCCGTGCCGCATCGGCGCCAACGGGCTCCAGACCTGCGGCACCGACATCCTGCCCACCTGGCGCGAGCGCGTCTCGCTCGATGCCAGCGAGGTCACGGCGCGGGTGGTTTATTACCCGGACAAGCAGCAGATTCACTGGTGGGTCCCGATCGACGGCGCCAGCCGCCCCAACTATCACTTGGTACTCCACACGCCTTTCATGCGCGACAGCGAGGACGGCGGGCGCAAGGGCTGGGTGCTGTGGGACGGCGCTTCCGCCCGCGCGCTCACCGCCTGTCTCTACGCCGCCAACGTCGACGCCGGCACGGCCCGCTCGCGCATCCTGCAGCCCTTCATCGGGGTCGAGGGCAACGGGCTCATCTGGCGCTGCGACACCGGTGACCAGGATTCCGGCCAGCCGTACACCAGTCGCATCCTGACCAAGCCGGTCGCGCCCGCCAACATCCTCAACGAAGCCGGCGTCATGGCGGGCTGCGTGCTCGCCAAGGCCCAGGCCGGCGCCCAGGTCACCATTGCGCTCGTCAGCGATTTTGGCCGCGAGCGCAAGACCGTGGACACCGTTGACCTGACGCCTTCTTCGCTTGGCGAGGAAGCCGTCATCCGCCCGCTCGACAGCCTGAGCCTGAGTCCCCTGCGCACGTTCCAGCTGGAGATCGCCGACTCGCCCACGCCCGGCGTGCGCTGGGAGGTGAATCAGCTGGTCGTGAAAGTCCGCCGGGAGCAAACTGGATAACGTCACCAGAAGGAGCACCGACCATGGATCTGACTTCCCACAACGCGCGCATCACCACGCTCGACGTCAAGACGCTCCGGACGCTTGACGCCTCCGGCGTCGCGCAACCGGTCGCCACCGGGGGCCGGCTGACCTTCACCGAGACCACCGCTCCGGCGGCGCCGGCCGCCAATGCCGCCAACCTCTGGGTCCAGGACAACGGCTCGGGCAAGACGCAGCTGATGATCCAGTTCGCCACCGGCGCCGCAATCGCCATCGCCACGCAGGCCTGAGCCCCGTTATGGATCTGCAGTTCCAAGTCGCCCAGGGCCGCGTGCTCGACGTCAAGGAGCTGCGCGTCGATGGCGTCCCGGTGCGCCCGAGCGCCGGCAGCTCGTATCTCTACACGCACAACCTCACGCTCACCGAGCCGCCGAGCGAGAGTCAGCTGCGCTTCAACGCTGCGGCCCCCTATACGGCCGTGACCAGGGTCTGGGCGCGCTACCACACCGTGGACGGCGAGGATGTGGGCCGCGTGCTGCTCGTCACGGTCAAGGCAGGCTCGGTGCTCTATGTGCAGGACCGCGACGACGCCGCGCGCAACGTCAGTTTCACCGTGACGGCGGCGCCCGTCGACAAGGCGACCTATGTCGAGTTTGTCGTGACCTTCCGCAGCGCGGAGTCGGCGCTACTGGCGCAACAGGTCCGGCTCTACACGGTCGCGTGACGAGGGAGCGTTGCTATGCCGAAAGTCTACGAAGCGATTCGCGACGAGCTGATCGCGCGTCAGGTGGAGCCGAAGCAGGCCAAGACCCGCGCCGCCGCTGCCTACGTGAGCAAGGGCAAGAACAAGGGCGCACGCTCGGTGCGCGCCAAGACGTTGGCCACGCACCGCTCGGGCCCCAAGCCCCAGGAGTACTGACATGTACGGGCTTCGCTATAGGGACCAGCTCCCGCCAGTGGTGGCCGACGAACTGGACGGCCTCATCGCGGCGATCCGGAATCTGTTCTACGTGGCGCATAACGAGGATGGCACCCCGCGCCTGACGGTGACCGGGGCGCCGGGCGTTGCGCCGACCGACGCCCCGGCGCTGCGCGGCAGCGAGGGCGACGTGCCGGTGCCCGACGTACGCGGCTACTGACGGCTTTACTGCGACTTCGTCTGAACGGTCTCGGGCCCGATAAGCGAGGCCAGCTCCGCGCGCATCGACTCCTCGGTCTCGCCCGCGAAGATCATAATGCGCAGCCCTGCCGGGATCGCCAGCCCGTGCGTCTTGCGCGAAAGGTCGATCGGACGCCCCTCGGCGAGGCGTTTGCGGTTCTCGGCCGAGAGGCCGAGGATGAGCAGTTGCTCGCCTTCGTTGAGCCAGGTTTGTGCAATGAACACTGGCGGGCTCCTGCAATTGAAGTCGTGAATCGTCCTCGCGCCGTTGCGCGGCTACTGATCCGGACCCACGAGCGTCGGTGGTGGTGTCGGGAAGGGCAGCGTCGCATGCCGCCACAGGTGCAGCACGTCCGGGTGGGTGTTCACGTACTCGGAGCGCCGCGGATGGTACTGCACGACGACATCCTCGTCGTCCCAGAACAGCCTCTTGATGAAGCACATCTCCCGCCAGCTCGGTACCCGGCTGCGCCGTTTGCGGGTGGCGCGCACGCTGACATGCTCCCAGCCGAGCGACTCCGGGACGTCGGCATGGGTCCCGTCATCCGCGATCAGCACGAGGTGCCAGCCTGGCTCCGGCGAGTCGATCGCAAAAACGCCGTACTGCCCTGAGCCCGGGCGCGTCCCCATTGGCCCCTCGGTCATGCGCGCTGCTTCGGGTACGTGGAAGCCCATCGTCAGTGCCGCGTCGTCGGCGTTTCCAGTTGCTCCAGGATCGCGGTCTCCGCTTGCTCGGCGGCCTCGCTGTCGATGGTGTGCGCGGCCTGCAGCAGTTCGTTGGCCAGCGCCACCGCAGCGGCCGCGTCGAGCGCCACAAAGCGCATCGGGTGGCTGAAGACGAGCACGACGCCCTCCTCTCGCGGGTCGGCGCGCAGGAACGGCTGCCGCGGCCACAGCCCGCTCAACCACCACCAGATCCACGACATCACGCGAGCCAGGAAGGTCCATATCGCCATCGTGCCCTCTAGGATACGCTGTCCCGTGACTGCTCGGTGACGCGCACCGAGACGATGAGCGCCACCTTAGTTGCCTCGGCGATCGTCGCCGTCGAGACCCCCAGCTCCAGCAGCCGCTCGGCGCTCAGCGTGCCGCGGCGCGTGGTGACCATCGTCACCTGGTAGCCCGGCACCCTGGCCTCGATCAGGTCGTGGGCGCTGAGGATCTCGCGGATCTCGGCATTGATGCTGTCGATCCCGTCGTCGAGCGTTTTCCGGTACATCGCCATCTCGGCGCGCTCGGCGCACACTCGCGCCAGATGATCGCGCCAGTCATCAGAGAGCCAGGCGGCACTTTGTCCCATCGTCCAGGCCTTTCTCAACAGTCCGCCCACGTCCGGGCGGGCCCGCTGCCTGTACACGTCACCGGGGCGAGAAGCCGGGGAAGTTCGCCGAGCGCCGCCTGGATATGCGCATCCACGTCGTCGTAGGCGGCGGCGTCCAGTTCGCAGAGCAAGGCGTCATGCACCTGGAGCAGGAGTTCGACATAGATACCCTGCGCCCGCAGCCACTCCAGGCGTGGCCAGGTGGCCAGCATCCACAGCTTGGTCAGTTCTTGTGCCCCCGCCTGGATCGGCGTAGCCTGCGCCTGGCGTAGCGCCTCGGCGGCGACCTGGCGGTGAGGCGAGTGGACCGCCGGCAGGGCCCGTCGCCGGCCGCGCCAGTCGGTGACGTAGCCAAGCCGGCGCGCCTCGGCATGCTTGCGCTCCAGATAGGCCGCCGCCTGCGGGTAGCCGCGCGCCCAGGCATCGAGCAGCGCCTGGCAGTCGGCCTCGGTCCAGGCGCGCCGCTGGCCGCGGGCATCGACGTGCACGCTCCCCTGCTTGTCAAACTGTTCGCGCAGCCCCTTGGCGGTGAGGCCCATGACGATCCCGAAATTGACGGCCTTGGCGGTGAAGCGCTGCTCCGGGGTCACCTGGTTGAGCGGAATCCGGTAGAGGATATGGGCCGCCGTTGCCCGGTGCTTGTCGACGCCGGCCCGGATCTCCGCCAGCATGCGCTCGTCGCCGCTGTCGATGGCCAGCATCACGATCTCGATCTGGTGCAGATCCCACTCGGCCAGCACGCGCCCTGGCGGCGCCACGAAGCCGCGCCGCACGAGCAACCCCAGGTCCGAGTGCTTGGGAAAGGCCAGCACGTTCGGATCCTTGGCCGCCAACCGCCCGGTATCGGTGCGCGTGTACAGGATGCGCGCGTGCAGGCGCCCATCGGCCCCGACCCACGCCGGCATCGGATCCACGTAGCGCGTCTTGAGCGTTACCAGCTCTTTGTACGACAGCACCTGATCGACCGCCTGGCGCTGCGGCCGTGTCGTCGCCGGCCGGTGCCGTGCCGCCTGCAGGTACTTCTCCGCCGTCGAGCCGCGTCCGCGCTTGGTGCGCTTGCGCGGCGGCGACACGCCGAGATCGTCATAGAGCCAGGCGGCGACCTGGTCTGCCGAGTTCGGATTCACCGGGCCGCCACGTGCGTGAATCGCCGTGCGCTCCGTTTCCAGTTGGTACGCCAAGTAATCGCTGAAGGCTTTGAAGTAGTCGAGATCCACCGGCAGCCCGACATCCTCCATGCGCCGGATCTGGGGCAGCAGCTGGCGCTCGGTCTCGACCAGCGCCCAGGGGAGCAGCGTCACCGTTCAAACCACGCCCGCGCGATGACGTAGATCAGCGCAGCGAAAATGACCCCTACGATGACGATGGCCTGGGGCAGACTCAGTTCTGGCATGGCGGTGAGCCTTTCTTGGCACGCTGCGCCCGCGCCAGGAGCGTCATGCCGGCTCCGGCGCCTCGTCGCCGAGCAACTCGCCGATGCTGTAGACGACCGGGAGCCCGCGCGCCTCAGCGTAGGTCTTCTCGTCCACGGCACCGGCGCTCGTCTCCCACCGCGGGAGCATCAGCACATGCGTCGCGCGTTCGATCACGCGGTAGTCGTAGGCGAGCCATTGCTCTCGTGGCATCAACGTCCAGGCAGTCGGGAAGGCGCCCGCCAGATGTGGGCAGAAGGCCGGCACGCCGCGCAGCAGCAGGGCCCAGTAGGTGCGCAGGGCCGAGGCGATGTTGTCCTCGACGGTGTAGCCGAGCGTCGCCGTCAGCGGCCCGCTCAGGTACACGAACAGGTCGGCCCGCATCACGCCTCCTGCTGCCCGCGCCGGGCGAGGCGTACCCGCTGCGCCCCGGCGTAGTAGGTGGCCTGCTCGCGCGGGCTCATGGCGTCGATAACCGCTGCCAGTTGGGCGATGTGCGCCCGGACCGGGTCCGCACATGTCTTGTCGAGCAGCGCCTCATAGAGCCGGAGCGCCTGTTGCACGAGCGCCGGACGTAGCACGGTGGTCATAGCTTGGCCCGCCGTTGCCCACAAAGACCACTTCCCACCGGTAGCGGCGTACGCCACCGCGTCCCTCGGGATCGCGCAGGTGTCTGAGTGCTCGGCTGCTGTCGGCCCAGTTCTTCCGCGGCTCGAGGACCGCCACCCTGACGAAACCCGCCGCGCGGAGGCTCGCCCCGCTCTCGCTCTCCTCCGTAATAGGTGACGACGCGCTCGTAGCCCATGGCCCGGGCGATTTGCCGGCACGCGCCGTAAAGGCGGCTGTTGGCGTTGTGCGCCCCGTCGGTACAGGTGCGCGTGATCTCGGCGACTCTCGCCGGGTCGAAGGCGCGGGCACTGGGTCGCCCGAGGACTGCAACGCCGAGCAACTCGCCGTCTCCGCTGCGCAGGGCAATGAACACCTTGCCGCCACGCGGCGGTTTGTGATGGCGGTGGTGCAAGGTGACGTAGCGGCAGACCTCGCGATAGGAGCTGGGGGTGACGCGCACAGCTGGATCGGTATCGCCGCCGGTGAGAGGCCGGAGCGCCTGTGTGACGCGGCTCCCGCTGCGGCCAGGCTGCGCCGCCCCGCGCGTCATGGCTTCTCCTTGGCGATGCGCGCCTCGGCCATCCGGGTCACGCGCCATGGGGGATCCCGGTGGGCGCATAGCCGTCCCGCGCAATCGCCTGGTCGTAGTCGAACTGATCCCGCAGCACCAGGAACACCCGCCGCGTCGCGTCGGCATCGGCGCAGGCGTAGGCAAGCGCCTCCTCGACCGGCACCTCGTCGAGGCTGGCCTCGGGCATGGCGCCGCAGACCCCGGCGACCACCTCCCGGATGTCCTCCCGCTGCCGGCCCCAGAGCGCCCGGGGACTGGCGCTCTTCAGGCTCCGCCGCACCGCCCGCAGGATGGGCGTCGGCTTCTCCCCCTCCCTAGGCGCCAAAAGGGTCGCTGCGGCCTCCAGGAAGCCCCTGGCGAGGCGATCGGCAGCCTCCCCGACCAGATCCTCGTACTCCCGCAGGCGGAGCCCACAGAGGCGGTAGGCGAGCGTCTTGAGCCCCTGCGGCTGGGCTGCCAGGTAGGCCAGCTGCATCGTGTCGTAGACCTGGCCGGGCCAGGCGTCCACGTTGAGGCCCATTCCGGAGAGCACCCGGAAGTCGTGCGGGGCGTAGTGCAGCACGAGCTGGGGCTGTTGCTCGACGAGCGCCCGGTCGAAGGCGGTGAGCGCTTCCCGGTCGCCGGCCCGGATGACCCGTCCGTGCCGGGGCGCCACGCTGTAGCTGAGGCCCCAGGGCTGGCGCGGGCTCCCCTCGGTATCCAGGCCCAGCAGGCTCGTCCGCCGGATGCGCCCCAGGTCAGCCGGCGTGTGCCAGCCATAGTCGGTTGGCTCGGTGTCCAGCCGGTGCACCGCCCGGGTGCCGGCGAGCACCTCGGCGAGCGCCTCGAAGTCGGCCACCGTCCAGGCGTAATAGGTTGGCTGATGCAGCCCGGCCGCCGGATGCGTGATCGGCACCACCGTGCCGCTCCACTCGCCCCAGGGCGAAGTCAGGGCAGCCAGGTGCGGCAGCCCGTGCGTCGCCTCCATCGAGGCCCAGTCGCCGAGCGCCCACCGGGTCGATAGGCGCCCGAGCGTCGCCAGGATGCGCGGCCCGACCGTCAGCAGCTCCCGCCACAAGTCGGGCTCGCAGCCGGCGATTTCCAGCGGCGTCGGGTCGCGGTTGGCTGGCGGCCGGTACCGATACAGGTTGGTGACAAAGACGTCCTTGCGCGCCAGATGACACGTGCGCTGCAGCCAGTAGTCGAACTCCGCCCCGGCCTTGCCGGTGAAGGGAATGCCGGTTTTCTCCTCGACCTCGCCGGGCGCTTCCCCGAGGAAGAACACGCGCGCCTGCTGCGACCCTGAGCCGTGCACCGCGGTAGCCATCTCACGCCTCGTCTGGCCGCCGCGTCACCGGCCGGGGCACCGCCTGGTCCAGAAGGGCACGCAAGCGCTCGTCGCGCCGCTTTGCCTCTGCCGGATAGGGCTGGTGCACCGCGCAGTAGAGGGTGCCGGGCCTGGCGAGCGCGATGCAGCGCTGCACGCCTATGTCGAAGGCCTGGAGCACGAACTGACACGGGCTGGGGCGATCGGGTTCAGCAATCATGACAGGCTCCCACTGCAGTCCCACATGCGCGTGGTGGTCGTGGAGCCACCAGTACGCATGCTCCAGGGCCTCGGGTGGCAGACCGGCAGCCGCCACCCAGTACTGCCGCCAGTGCCGCGCCTCCGGCGTCTGGTCGAAGAAAAACGCCTGCGCGCTGATGGCGGCGGCAACGGCGGCGGGCTTCCCGTCGCGGCGGCTATTGCAGGCGTTGGGCTCGTTGACGATGTCGCGCAGAGCCCGGAGCAGTACCGCTCGCGCCAGGCGCTGACAGCCCACGAGGATCTCGGTCTCGTCATTCCCGGGCCAGCGTCTCTGTGATGCGTTGAGCGAGGCGCGGTCCGATGCCGTCAATCTGTTCCCAGGCAGCTCGGTCCGCCGTGGCCAACGCGAGGGTCGAAGGGAAATGCGCGGCCACTGCGGCGCTACGCTCATAGCCAACTCCGGGCAGTTCATGCGCCACCCGGCGCCTGAGCGGGGGCGGCGTCAGCAGCGCCACGTCGGCCGCCCGCGCCAGACGCAAGTGGGCGCGGTGCTCCTTCCACCGCTTGTCGCGCCACCAGGTGTAGAGGCCGGCCAGGATGTGCGCCGTCTCGCTCCGCGTCGAGCTGCGCCGCAGGGAGAGCCCGGCGCGCAGCTCCAGAGTCGCCAGCAGATGATCGACCTCGCGGTAGGTATACCCGCGCCGCCCGTGCCGGAGCGGGGCCCAGCCGTGGCTCCAGACCTCCAGCACGCCGTCCTCACCCGGGCGCCACAGCCCTTCGACAATCACCCAGACCCGGTCGTACTGCCGCAGGAGCCCCGGGATCTGGTGTCCGGCGAAGCGGTCGATGTCGAGCAGGTCCGAGACCGTCTTCAGCTCGCAGCCGACCTGGACGCTCTCGGGCCCCTCCGGCCCGTGCCCGAGCCAGGCGCAGTCGGCGAAGTCGAGTCGCACTGACTCCACCTCGACGCCCAGGCGTTGAAGTGGTGCCTGCAGGTCCTTGGCGCCGATACGGTCATCGAGCCAGAGCATGGCCATCGCCGGGCGACAGCAGCGACGCTTCGACCACCGGCTCGTCCGGAATGGGCCATTCGGTGAGCGCCTGCGCCAGCATGTCGCGCAGCGCTACCACTTGCTCCCGTGTCAGCCAGTACGGGCGCGGAAAGTTCTGATCCGGATCGACGCGTAGAATCGCGAACGTCTCGCCTTTCATGCGAAACAGATCGGGCGCGTACGGGTACCCGATGCGGAGATTGGTGCGCGGCTCGGCGTGATATTCGAGGAGCGGCATGGCTACACCCGGCAGGCGCTCCAGAACGCCTGCGCCCAGAGCTTGCGTGACTCGACAGCAAATTCGGTGACCGGGTTCTCCAGCGTCGACAGGTTGTCGCGCACCACGCGGCACACCACGCCGCCGCGGCGCTCCAGCAGACACAGCGTCTGGACGTAGTAGGGCAGGCGCGGTGCCCCTTCCAGGCCGGCGTCGATGCCAAACTCGACGCGCACGTCGCGCCGCACCTCGGACTCCTTGTAGGTGGTGTTCTCGCGTGGCGGCTTGGCGATGGTCGTCGTCAGCAGCACGTTGAGCGTGGCGTGCTGGGCCAGGCGCTCGACAAAGGCACCATCGTGGGCGCCCTTGCACACGCTCCAGAAGTCGTCGGGCCGCGGCGTGACGGGCGGCTTCTTGCCGACTGCGTCGCGGCGCCGTTCCAGGTAGGCTGCCTTGTCGAGTCCGGAGATGGTCATGTAGGCCATGTCCTGGGCGCGGTCCCAGAGCCGGCCCATCGACTCCACCGCGAGCCAGTCGCCCGGGCGCGCCTGCGTCAGGATCGTATCGAGCGCTTCGGTCGCCGCGTTCATCGTCTCGGCGCGGTAGTAGTGCAGGTTGCGCGGAGCGTCGGGGCCGAAGCTCTGGACGACCGGCGCAAACTTGTTCTCGGTGTCGATCACGAACATGCGCGCGCTCGGCGTGATCAGTGCGACCCAGGCGGCCACGGAGACGACAGCGGACGTCTTGCCGCTGCCGTCCCGGCCGGCCAGCAGCACCACTTCGCGGGTGGGCAGCTTGAGTAGCTCGTCGAGCGTCAGCGGAGTGGGAGCAGCGATCGTGGTCATGCGGCAAGCAATCCTTTCCGGCGTCCGTGGTTGACGACCATCGCGAACGCCTCAATGAGTTCCCGGCGATCGAAGGTGGCGCGCCAGGCGAGCAGCTGCGGCCCGGAGCCGCGGTAGTCGCCGTTGACGAACAGCGCAATGAGCAGGGCGTCCAGGACGTCGAGCCCGCACGCCTCGTGCAGCATGTACAGGTAGCAGCGCACCTGGACCCACCAGTGCCAGAAGCGGGCGTCCTCGATGCCGTGGGCCGAGGACATCCAGGTGCACTTGTACTCGGCGAGATACGGCGGGTCGGCCTCCAGGTCGAGCCCGTCCGGGCTGCCGATGAGCCCTTCGCAGACGACCTCGCCCGGGCGCATCAGGCCCGGGTGCCGCGCCGCGAGCGCCTGCTCCAGCGCCGCCTCGAAGGCAAAGCCCGCCTCAACCCGGATCATGTCTATTGGCTTACTGCGATCGAAGCGCTTCGGGTCCTTGTCGGCCAGCAGGTCCTTGAGCACCGTGGAGAGGTGCACGCCCTCGCTGCGCAGGTGCGAGGCCGCGTACGCCGCGCGCGCCTGCAGATCGCCGAGCGTCAGGTCAGCAGGGGTCAGATGCATGGCGGTTATGGGACCGCTTTCTCCGGCCGGTCCCCCACCGGTCTGTCTCCCGGCACCGGGAAGCGAGGGTCGGAGGCCCCCGGCGTGACTGCAGGGACAGAACCTGGACCCATTACGCAGCCCCGATCGTCTGCGTCTGGGCGTCGTAGGTAATGACCTGGTCGGCGGCCAGCAGCGGCAGGAAGTCGGCGCTGTGCTGGCCCAGCAGCTTGGTGGCTGCATTCCGCAGGGGCGATTGCGCCAGCAGCTTGAACGAGAGCGCTGCGAGCTGGGCGCGTTTGATCGGCTTGGCGATGTGCTCGTCGCCGAGCAGCTCCAGGATGGCGCCAATGGCAGCGAGCCGGGCGTCCTCGTTGGCGAGCAGGTCAGCCGGGATAGGAGAGCCAGCGGACTCGCCGTTGCCGCCTCTGGTGGTCTTGCTGGCGGCCTTGGCGGCCTTGGTGGCGGGCGTGGCGGCCGGCGCGGTAGCAGCCGGCTGCGGGCCTTCCATGTTGGCTTCTGGCAGCGCCAGGAGCTTGCGCACGAGCAGCACCGTGCGCTCCCCAGGCGACTGGTCATCAGCTGTCTTGGGCCGCGCCTGGGCATGCAGGACGATCTTGCAGCCGGCGAACACGCTGACGTCCTGGGCCACCCGGTCCTTCGGGAACCCCTCGCTGACGAACGACTCCAGCAGGCGCAGGCCGTTGCAGCCGGTCGGCAGGCCCTGTTTGGTGGCGCTGTGGAAGCGGCGCCCGTCGTCACTCGGATAGCGGTCGTTGGCGCTGCCGACGGTGTAGGCCTGCACCTCGGGTTGCCGGTCACCGAAGCTGGGACTCGTGTACTGCACCAGGATGGCCGGCACGGCGGCGCGCTGGCCTTTGTAATCCCACATCCCCGTACGCATCGACGCGACGGTGACCTCGGCGCCGTCGAGGAAGAGCGTCGTATCGGCGGTGAGCAGACTGACAGCAGGATCGGTCTCGGACATCGCGGGGCCTCCTTCCGCGCTTGGGAGCAATGGACCTTGAAGCGAAACGCGCGGCCGGAGTGCAGAACACATACCGGCGCTTTGTCGCTCCTGTCCGGTGGGCCGGCGTGGACGTGCGTGGAGGCGAGGAGAGTCGGGGGGCGCCTGCCCATAAGTGCGATCACAAACCGATCACAGATCGAGGGGCGGACCGGGCAGTGTGATCGAAGTGCGATCGTTTTTGGGTGTCGCGCGTCAGGGGCCTGCCGCTTACTCCTGTGCAGTCAAGGCCTTAGAGGATCCGACCATCGCGGTTGAACTGCGATGATCGGAGTGAGCGTGGTGGGGAAAACAGGCCAGAATTTCGCGATTTCCCTAAGGAAACTCGCTCAGGGCGTCCCCCCGATGTTGTCAGGGGTTGTCAGGAATGACCAGGAGTGGTCAGCGAGTGCGATCGGTTTGTGATCGCGTAGCACAACGCAGTGTACCTGCGCTTACCTGCTCGCCGGATCGCCGATCGCCTGTTGCACGGTTTCGGCGGACACCCCGAGATTGACCCCGAGCATCAGATCGCGCAGGTCCTCGTCGAACAGATGCGCGTAGTGACGCTGCGTGATTTGTACACCGCTGTGTCCAAGAAGCCTACTGAGCGAGTAGATGTCGCCGCGCTTGCTGTGGTCGCCCGAGCCGGTGAGGTACCGCCAGCCAAAGGTGTGGCGGAACGCGTGCGGCGTCACCGCGGGCATCGCCGGCCGGCCCGGATCGCCGTCGCACGCCGGGCGCGCCCTGCAGGCACGGCGGAGCGCACCGATCAGACGTGCCTCCGGCCAGCTTCGCCAGAGCGTGGGCGAGATGGCCAGCTGCCCGCGCAGCACTGCGGCGAGTTCGTCGTTCATGCCGACCTTGCGTGTCTTGTTGCCCTTGCCGGTGAGGCGGACCATCCGCCGGTCCCAGTCGATATGCTCCGGCCGCAGCCCCAGCGCCTCGCTGATGCGTGCGCCCGTGAGGAGCAGGAACAGCACGAGCCCGTGATAGCGCCGCGGCAGCCGTCGCAGGAGTTCGGTCTGTTCGGCCACCGTGACCACACGCTCCCGCACCGGAGACAGGTAGGCGCGCAGCGCGAACTTGACGCGCTTGAGGCCGTACTGTTCGCACGCCACGCCGAGTACCTTGATGAGGAGCGACACTTCGCGCGCGACGGTGGACCGGGTGACCGGCGTTGGCACGCGCTGACGGTGGCGCGCGGTCATGCCCCGCTCTTGGCGATGTGCTTCGTACGCCTCGCCGTTCAGCGTGTTGAGCGGCTTGTTGCCCCAGAAGACGAGCGCCGGGCGAATGAGCGACTGCTCGCGCAGCAGCGTCTTGGGCGATTTCGGCTTGCCCTTGTGGTACCGCGCCGCGGGCAGCGTCTGGTAGAGCGCCCAGAACGCGGCGAAGGTGGGCAGCGCGGCGGCACGCACGAGCCCGTGCTCGGCACTGATCTCGTCGACCCGTTGTTGCGCCGCCTGCGTGGCTTCAGGCGTTCCGTCGTCGCGGACGCCCGTCGTGAAACTCCGCGGCTGACCGGAGATACGCCCGGTGGCGTAGAACCAGCTCCCGCGCCTGGTCAGGCGCAGCTTTTTTCCCTTCATCGTGACCCTCCTGTTCGTCGTTGGTCGTGAGCGGCAGCCAGTCCTGCTGCCGCACCCATGCGTCGATCTCGCCGGCATCGAACAACAGCCGGCCGTGTGTCTTGTAGAACGGAATCTGGTGGCGGCGAACCAAACCGCGCACGGCGTACTCGGTCTTTGACAGGTAACGTGCGCAGACGGGCAGGGACATCCACCCTATGGGAGGCCGTCGCATATCGTGGCCCCTTTCTCTGCAGACGAGCACAGAGCGTGAGAGGCCGATAGTGACGCGGCGGCGCCCGCGACCTCGCAGCGCGTACTGGGTTCAGGTAGTACCGGGACTCGACGCCGGATCCTACGCCGGAAGTCGCCAAGCTGTTACACCTTTTTGACGCGCGGGGGCCTACTCGTCGCCGCGCCGCCAGCGGGCACTTACCCAAGTGTCGGAGAGCCGGGGCAGGCGGGCCGAGGTGAAGCGCTCGCCCTTGAGCAGCGCGCGCCACAGGTAGAGTGGCGGCGCGGACTCGCGCGCGGCGCGCCAGCGACGCCACCACTGTGTCAGGCCACCTGATCGGGGTGGGGTTGCCTCTGCTGCTCGTCGGCCCACTGCTGCCATAGGCGCAGCGTGAGTGTACGCATGCTGAGGCGCTGCCGGCGAGCCAATTGCCGGACGGTCCTGTAGATCGGTCGCGGCACACGGTCGATCTCCACGCGCAGGCGCTCGTCGTGCCGGCTGACGGGAAACTCGGTGGAGTACACGCGGGGGCGCTTGGGGCGTGGATGGGCCATAGGCCGACTCTAAAGGCGGTACCGGCTATATTACCGCAGGAAGGCGCAGTGACGCAAGGAGGCACTCGGTCGCACAGGATGCGCGTCTGTACCGGGCGCTGCGGGTGTTTGCTCTTGGCTTCCAGTGTCAGATCGCGTAAGGTAGCCGGCTATTCGGCATTTTCGCCTATCCTGCCGGCGTAAAGGAGTAGGAACCTGTTGGCTAAGACACCGCCTGCCCCAGACGGGTGGACGACGCTGCGGCCCATCCTGGGCACAACGTTCATCCGCTCGATCGACGACAACGATCCTACCTCTCATCCGCTCCGCATCGGGTCACAAAGCTGGTCGCGCCACGCGCTGGCGACCGAGCTGGGCATCGTGCACACCGCTGCTGCGCGCCATCTCAGTGCGTTCTGTCAGGAGCTGAAGGTGCGCCACGTCAAAGACCTCTGGGAGCGGACCACCATGTACCAGTTGGCGCGCGAGCCGGCGTGTGGCGTGACCACGCTCTACGTCGCCTGGCGCGTCTTCGAGTACGTCGGGCTCGATCCGACGGCGTGGTACCAGAAAGGCCGTGATGAATCCATTCGCACCTTTCTGACGATGAAAGCGCGCGTCCGCCGTAAGGAAGGCAAGGCCAAGCCGGTCAAGACGCGCCCGAAGAAGCAGTGAGCACCGCGTCAGTCCCGAAGGGAGACCCGATCATGCAGACCGACACGCACGCTCCGGCGCTCTCGCTGATCCGCGTGCGCAGGCGCGCCGAGCAGGACCTGGCGGCGGCCAGAGCCGAGGTCGAGCGCCTCACCAGTTTCCTCGCCACGCTGGCTGTCCTCACCGAGAACCATACGCACGCCAAGGCAGTCACGGCGCTCGATGTGGCGGCTGGGCACCTGGGCCTCGCGAGCCCCAACGGCCAGAGCGACGCGCCGGTAAGCGCCACAGCGACCTTCAAGCCCGGGTCGTTCCGCGCCTTCATCGCCGAGCACGGCAACTGGAGTGCCTCGCCGTCCGCCGAAGCTGCGCGTCTCCAGGCGCTGTGGCGCGCCGAAGGCGCGAACGTCCAGGAGACAGCGGCGCGCCAGGCCTACTTCGTCGTGCGTGCGGCGCTCGGGCACGGTGCCCGGGCAGACCAGCACCGGAAAACGCGCCGGCGCTACAAGCTCGGACCGGTGGCCGCCCTTGTCGTCAGGGCGCTCCGGAAGGCGCCCTCGGTGACCACAGCATCGCTCGCCAGGCAGTTGCGGGCGGCGAAGCTCGGCAAGGGGCGTGAGGGCGTCCTGCTCGGGTCGGCGCTCGGGAACATGCGAAGGACCGGCGCGGTGACTTGGGCCAGCGGGCAGTCCGACGTCACACGCGGTCCGGCGTTCGGGGCTGCGGTTACCTGGCTGCGCTAGGGGCGTTTGGCCCCCGGGAAGCCCCAGCGCGGCACTTCGGGTGCCTTCGCGGGATCGGCGACCGTGGTTTCGCGCACGGGGTCGCCTCCTTTTTGAGACCGCGCCGCCAGTGGTGCTATCCTAGCGCCGCTTTCGCGGTTCTCGCCGGTTCGTCGCGTCGGGCATCCTGCCCGGCGTTTGCCCGTCAATCCACCACAACCCGTTGCGTGGAGTGGGCAAGCGCCATGGCGAGCCTTGAGGACATCCAGCAGAAGTACCGCACGCCAATCGAGGCAGAGGATCTCGCCAAGCTGGAACGGCTCCGGACCGATCCCGGCGCCAGCGAGAACTACGAGTCGTACCTCCGCGACATCGAGGCGAAGCAGCAGCGGCGCGAGAGCAGCCAGAGCGAGGGCAACCGGCCTCGCGACGATGGCGGCCCGGCGTACCGACCGCCGCCAAGCGTGACCCAATCGTGGTCGACGCCTCAGTACCAGACGCCACAGGCCGCCCCGCCCTACCTGGCGTCTGCGGCGCCCCCGGCTGCGCCAGGCATCCCCGACTGGTACCAGCAGATGTTCACGACGCTCCAGGAGCAGTTGGCGGGCGAGCGCCAGCAACGAGAGGCGGACGCCACAGCCCGTGCCCAGCAGCAAGCGGCCTATGACGCCACGATCGCCGCGGGCAACAAGCAGTTTACCGATCTGCAGAGCCAGTACGCCCTGGACCGCCAGCAACGGGAGGAGGCGGCTCGGGCCGCGGCGGCAGCGGCGGCTCAGGCCGAGGTCCAGCGCCGGGCCGAGCGCGACCAGCTCTTTGGGCAGCTCCAGAGCCGCGCCCAGCAATCCTTGAACGTCCAAGCATCGGACCCCCTCATCGCGCAGCAGACTGGCGCCTACTCGGCGCAGCAGGAGCGCGCCCGCCGGAACTATCTCGCCGACCTGGCCGAGCGCGGTGGCGCCCTCACCAACCTGCAAGGGGAGGAGCGCCTCTCGGCCGAGCGCCTGGGCGCCCAGACGGCGCAGTACCAGGCTGACCTGATGGGCCGCGAGCTGCAGTCCCGGCGCGAGGAGATCGCCGGCTCGCTGCAACAGATGCAGGGGCTACTGACTGGCGAGCAGCAGCAGGCGATGCAGCGCGAGCTGGCGCTGCTCGACAACGCCATCAAGCAGCGCGGGCTCGACGTCACGGCGCGCGGCCAGGACATCGGCCAGCTCAACGCGCTCCTGCAGGGCGGGCTCACGGCGCGCGGCCAGGACATCGACTGGCAGCAGGGGCTCCACGGCAACCAGTTGCAGTGGCAGATTGAACAGTTGCGACAGCAACAAGCCAACCGGGATCTGAGCCTGCGCGCCGAGGACCGGGCGGCGTACTGGGATGCTTTGAGATCCGGGCTCTTGTGATGGGCAGCGTGGCACGGGCGGCACTCGCACGCAAGACCTCCTGCCCACAGGGGCACCCGTACTCGCCTGCAGAGGAGTAGCATGCCGACCGCACCACTTCCACCCGCGCCCGGCCGTGATGTCGACGCGCGCACGCTCGACCAGTGGAACCAGGCGTGGCGCGCCAGCCCGATCTACGAGCAGATGTACCGCCTGGTCGGCGGCACCCCGGGCCGGCCGCTCAGCGACGACCAGCGCAGGAACATCCTCGCCGTCCTGCGCTCGCACTACGGCATGGCGATCCCGAGTGGCATGAACATCGACCCGGCCGGCAACCTGAATCAGGCGAACCTGAAGGCCGAGCGCCTCCTCAAGGGGGCCGCGATCGCCGGGGCGGCGGTCGGGGGCGCCGGGGCGCTGGGCCTTTTTGGCGGCGGGGCACCAACTGCTACAACGGCAGGCACCACCGCGGGCACGGCGGGCGTAATCCCGGGCACGGGGATCCCGGTGGTCTCCGGGTCGGCGGCGACGCTACCAGGTCTCGTCGCGCCGGCTGCGGCCACCACCGGGACCGGTGGCGCGCTTGGCGCCATTAGCGGCTTCCTCGGCGACAACTGGCGGGACCTCCTCGGCATGGCCGGCCCGGTCCTAGGCGCCCACTCCGCCAGCCAGGGGAACCAGCGCCAGGCGGAGCTGGCCATTGCCTTGGCCGAAGAGGACATCAACCAGCGCCGCCGTACCGAGCTGTGGAACCAGTTGCTGCAGCGCGAGCAGGAAGGGCGCGCCGGCCGGAGCGATGCCTGGAAGCAGCTGCAGACCTCGGAGTATGTCGCCGGTGGGGGCCGGCCCTACAAGGCCGCTGACTGGATGACGACCTATGGCTTTGGGCCGACGGCCCCAAGCGCCAACACCCAGGCCGGGGCGCGCACGCTCAGCGACCGGTCGCAGCAGTACCTCAAGGAGGGGCCCACCAGCCTGACGCCAACGGCGCCCACCGACCCGTACCGCATCGACCCGTCGCTGGCTCGCCCCGGGGCCTGGGAGCAGATCACCGGCCTGGTCGGCACCGGCCTGACCGGCTTCGGGCAGTGGCAGCAACTGGAGCGGCAACGGCGTCAGCAACAGCAGCAGCCGCCGCCAGGAGACCAGGACGATGACTGAGTACGGCTACGGCTCCGGCTATGGTCACGGCCGCGGCGACCTGCTCGATGCGGTGGCGGGCACCAACCCCTGGCCCTCGGCCATCGAGGGGATTCAACGGTTCATGGCCCAGCGCATGGCGTTTGAGCGCCAGCAACAGCTCGACGCCATGCAACTGGCCGAGCGCAACGAGCGGCTGCTTGCGCAGCAGGAGCAGCGCGAGGCGGTCAAGCGCGCCAACGCGCTGACCGAAGTGGGCGCCTACGGTCTGGACGAGGACCTGCCGGCGGGCACCGCGCAGAAGGCCATTGCCGCTGGCATCCCGATCGAGCGCCGCCCGGGCCAGGTCACCCAAGGCGCCCAGATCGGGACCACCGAGGACGAGATCCCGCTCTACGCCACGTCGACCGCGCCGGAGACCTATCGGCGCAAGGCGACGCCGGCCGAGCAAAAGGAGCAGGAGACCGAGCGAACGGCGCAGGAGGCCCGGGCGCGGCGCGACGCGGTGCTGGGCCGGCTGCGGGAAGGGCCCATGACGCCGCAGATGCTGCTGGAGGCGATGCAGGAAGGAGTCACCTTCACCGAGCCGTACCTGAAAGCGTTTGGCCTGGGCGCCACGCCGGCCACCGCCAAGACCAAGGTGCCCGGGCGCATCGTGGGCGAGCAGGGCTTCATCATGGACCCGGCGACCGGGCAGCAGCGCCCGGTGACGGGCCGCGATATCGCCGGTCTGGATATCAGCTGGAGCTACGAGGGCCGGCCGACCGCGATGCAGTACTTCGACGAGGCGAGCGGCCAGAATAAGTTCGCCTTCATCACCCGGGACGGCGTGATCGATGCCGAGGGCACCGTCCTGGCACCCTTCCCGGGTAGTGCCACCTCGGCTGCACCAGCGCCTCCTGGCGGGGCGCCACCAGTGCCAAGCCCTGGACCCGGGCTGCCTGACCGGGAGGCCGCCACAGCCTCGCCAGGAGCCCCTCCAGACGCATTGGATGCCGGGGTCACCCTGCCCCCGCTCGGGATTGTCGCTCCTCCAGGCCCTTCTGGCGGTGCCGGCGGACCTGCACGGGCCCCTCAGGCCGGCACCCCGCTCGGCGTGGTGGCGCCCACCGGCAGGCGCAGCTTCATGGAGGACAACCTGCGCGCCCTGGTGCGGGCGGAGGCCGTCAGGCAAGGGCAGGATCCGGACCTGATGGAAAGCATTGCCCAGCGCGAGTCTGGCTTCAACCCGGAGGCGGTCTCCCCGGCCGGGGCGTACGGCGTGTTCCAGCTCATGCCCGGCACCGCCAAGGAGCTGGGCGTCAATCCGCGCGACGTGGTGGAGAACATTGCCGGTGGGATCCGGTACTACGGTCAGCAGCTCCAGCGCTTCGGCACGCCGGAGCTGGCCTTGGCTGCCTATAACGCCGGCCCGGGCCGGGTCAGCCGGGCGGGCGGCATTCCCGGCATCGCTGAGACTCGAGGCTATGTGCCGGCCGTACTGGCGGCAGCCGACCAGGCGCGCGGGCGGACGCCAGCCCAGGCGGCGCCCCAAAAGGCTCCGGCCCCCAAGACCGGTGGCCTCCAGTCCCCGCGCAGCCCGGCCGACCTGGCCAAGCAGACCGAGCAAAAGGCGAACCGGGCCTCGGCGCTGCGGGAGTTGGACAACTTCAAGGCGCTCGCCGACCAGATTTTCACCGATACGCCCGGTGTGGCTGGCGTGCTGGAGAGCGGGAAGCAGCTCTTTGCCACCACGGCGCCGCTGGGCATAGGCGCCCGGACGAATCCGACCGCCGTGGCCTATAACGACCTCGTCAACGCGGCGGCCTTCGCCCTGGCCCGCACCGAGGACCCGGGCGGACGCCTCAGCGAGAACGACATCGCGCTGGCTGCCCAGCGCTTCCCGACCATCGGGCGCGACACGGCGACCACCGCCGCCCTCAAGTGGAAGGTCCTGTACAAACGCTACGAGGCGCTCCCGCCCGAGCGCCAGGCTAACTTCTCGCGGCTGCTGGGTGTGCTCACTGGGCTCCCGCCAGAGAACCGGGCTGCCGCCATCCTCGGGGAGCAGCCAGCGCTTGGCCAGTTTGAGCGCCAGGCGCCTGACGAGGTCACCGATCCGGACTGGGGGCGCTGATGCCTGACGTCGGCGAACGCCGCACCAAGGGGGATGAGACGCGGGAGTGGACCGGCACCGCTTGGCGCCTGGTGCGCCCCGACCAGCCCGCCGCGAGCACGCCGCCTGGGGGTCCGCGCCTGCTGGAGGAGCCTGGGCGCTACGCCACCGAGCTGCTCAGCAACGCCCCCGGCTCCTTCGGGCGCAACGTCTGGGGTCTGGTGACGGCGCCCTACACAATTGGCAAGTTGGCCTACCAGGGCGCCACCGGTCAGCTCCCGCCAGGGCTGCTGGCGAGCCTGCCGGGCGCCGTCGCGGAGGACTATGCCAAGGCCTACGGCGGTCTGGAGAACGCCGAGACCACGCTGCGGGAGGATCCCTTCCGGGTCCTGAGCGACCTGGCGACGGTGGCCGGTGGGGTTAGTGGGGCGGCCCGGTTGACCGGCGCTGCGGGCCGGGCCGCCGGACGGACCGTGCCCGGCATCATCGACAAGACCGCCCGCGCCGCCACCGCCACCGAGCGCGCCCTGAATCCGCTGACGCCGGTGGCCGCCGTCGCGCGCCGGACTGGCGAAGGCGTGGGCGACCTCGCCAGCGCCGCCATCATTCGGCCGCCCAAGGCCCTGCGCGAGGAGGTGGACGCCACCGGCAAAGCCATTGGGCAGCACGGCGTCGCCGAGGCCATCCGCCGGGAGAAGGTGTTTCGGTCCGTGGGCGCGGAGACGCAGGCGGACCGGGTCACCGCTAGGACCCTCACCCCGCAACTCGCCCGGACGCCAGACGTCCCGGCTGTGGGCATCGTGCGCGATATCTCGCGCGCGCCGCAGCGTGCCCGGCTCCAGGTGCGCGAGAAGCTGGGCGAAGCCAACCAGGTGGCCCCCTACCGCGAGAAGCTGATGCGGTTCTGGACCGAGGCGCAAAGCCGGCCCGGCGCCCGGTTCCCCGCACCGGAGCTGAACACGCTGAAGCAGGAGGCGCAGGACCTGGCCTATGAGGCGGGCCGCCAGGTGGATACGCCCGCCCAGATGTTCTCCCAGGCCCAAGCGCAGGCGATTCGCCGCGGGCTGGAAACGGCCAACCCGGAACTGGCCGCGACCAATCAGCAGCTCCAGCGCCTGATCTGGGCTAAGCGAGCGCTGGGCGAGGCGGAACAACGGCCCCTCTCGACCTTTGTCAGCCCGGCGTCGGCCCTGATCACCGGCTCTGTGACCGGCAATCCTCTCGCCGGTCTGGGCGTGGTGGCGGGCTACGAGGCGCTGCGCTCACCCAAGGTGGCCGCGAGTCTCATCATCGGATCCGACTTGGCCGGGCAGGGCGTGGGGGCGGTCGGCCATCCCGCGTTCCGCGTCCCGGCGCTCTGGGCGGCGCCAGGCGCCCGCGCCACCGAAGCCGAGGAGCAGAAGCGGGAGCAGGAGGCGCTACGGCAGCAACTGGCGGAGGAGCTGCTTCGACGCTAGAGGAGGCGGGATAATGCGGCGCCCAGAAGCGCCGCAGCAAGGTAGATCGGCCAACAGTCTATGACCCACACCAGAAAGCCCGTGACGCACTCGCCGATCGCCTCACCAGTTCCCTGGACGGTGTCGCGCATCCAGTCGCGGGTACGCACCACGGCGGTCCGCGCATCGCGGGGGCGGAGGCTCGCTGCCCGCTGCACGCCCACGACTGTCACCACGCCCGCCTCATACGCGAGCGACAGGCCCAACACGACCCACGCCAGAAAGAACACCCACGGCACGATCGTCGCCCACTCCATCGCCATGCTCCTTGTATCGGTCCCGGTATGCCTCTCCAGTATCCCGTACCGGGACAGGGAAGGCAACTCGTGATCGACGCCGCCGTCCTCGCCGCCGGGCAACAAAGGCAGGCGCATGATTGACGCGCTCCTGCTCGCTGCCCAGGGGCTGCTCGCCGTTATCGGTCTGGCAGTCGTGCTGGCCATCGGCCTTGGCCTCCACGGGCGCCTGTGCCTGGCGCTCTGGCGCGCCCGCGAACGCCGCGTGCAGGACCGCCAGGGGCCCCGCTGATGCCGACAAGCGACGAGTTGCGGGCGGAACTGCTGGCGCGCCAGATGCCGACGCCGCCGACCGCCTGGGAGCTGCTGACGGGGCGGCGCAGGCCGACGCCGCTGCAAGGACCGCCAGGACCCGACCTGCCGCCCGTCCAGGCGCCCCTGGGGTTCCTGGCCCCGGCGATCGAGGGTGGCCTCGGCCTGGTGCGCGGCGCCCTCGCGGGGGCGTCGGGTCCCGAGGACACCCCTTGGGCCATGGGCGGCGAGCTGCTGGCGGCGGTCCCCTTCGGCCCGGGCGCCGTGCGCGGCGCTGGGCGTGGCCTCTACTCGCGCATCGACGACCTGGTCGACAGGCTCACCGCCAAGTCGCTCCACCCGAACAAGGTGGCGTCGCTCCTGCGCAGTGGGGCCAGCGCCGAGGAGGCCGCCTACCGCAAGTTGCCGGAGTACCTGGCCGGCAAGGGCAACCAGCCGGTGCCCATCGAGGAGCTGCGGGCGCACCTGACGGCCAACCCGCCGCCACGGCCCGCCACGGCGACGCGGGGGTCCGGGTCCGATCGTTACGACGAGTTTGTCGGCCAGATGGAGCGGCGCTACGGTGTGGGCTACGACACCGCGCAGCTGACACCGGCGGAGCAGGCGCAGCAGCACCAGCTGTGGGGCGAGGCGACGCGCCCAGACAGGGGGACAAAGTACGAGCGCTACACCGTCCCGGGCGGGGAGCGCTACCGCGAGACGCTGCTGACGCTGCCGGATCCGGCGGTGGCGCAGCGCGAGGCGCTAGAGCGCGAGCGTTTCGCCATCGGCGAGCGCGTCGATCAACGCCCGGTCACCATGGGCCGTCAGGAGCTGGACGCGCTCATCGCCGAACACGATGTGGCACAGGCGCGCATCAACGCGCTGCCGGCGCCAACGGAATACCGCAGCAGCCACTTCGATGAGCCCAACATCCTGACCCACATCCGCTCGACCGAGCGCACGCTCCCGGCTCAGACGCGCCCGCTGCCCGAGATCGAGCGCATCATCCAGGAGACGGTCGGTGCTCGCTTCCCCGAGCACATCGCCTCGGGCGGCCCGCAGGCGGCCGTACGCCAAGGGCTCATCTCCCACGACGAGGCCGCGGCCTATGGCCACAGCCGCGGTTTCACCAACTACCCGGAGCCACCCGGTGAGCGCGGGCGCTTTCTGGAGGAGATCCAGAGCGACTGGCACCAGGCCGGGAAGCAGAAGGGCTACACCACCCCGGAGAGCACCGCGCAAGCAAGGCGCGCGGCGGCTGCGCGCGTCGCGGCGCGACAACCGGCGCTTGAGACGATCATGAAGCTGGATGATCTCGGCTTTGACCGGCCTGAGCAGGCGCTCGACGCCATTGCGCTGCATCCTGACTTCGCCCAGCGCTGGGACCTCACCGACCTCCCGCCCGAGGATCTGGCGGCCCTGCAGGGGTACCACGAGGCCGCGCAGGCGCACCAGACCGCGCGGGCGCTGGTGACCGGCGGCGTGCCCGACGCCCCCTTCAAGGAGAGCTGGCCCGACCTGGCGCTCAAGCAGCAGCTGCTGGAGGTGGCCGAGAACCCGGACCTGCAGTGGCTGGGCCTCAGTAGCGGCGAGACCCAGGCGGCGCGCTACGACCTGAGCAAACAGATCGACGCCCTGACCTGGCGCAAGAACCAGGACGGCACCATCTCACTCACCGCGCAGCAGGGCGGCGACGACATCCTCGCCAAGGACGTGCAGCCGGCGCAGCTGGCCGACACCATCGGCAAGGAGATGGCCGATCGCATCCTGGAGGATGCCAACACCGCCTCGACCTACACGGGCCTCGACCTCCAGGTCGGCGGCGAGGGCATGAAGGCCTTCTACGACGAGCTGCTGCCCCGCCGCTTGGAGAAGCTGGTCAAGCCCTTGGGCGGTGTCGTCGAGCGCGGCACGATCCCGGGCGGCGACGGCGACGTGCCGGCCACGCTCCTGCGTCTCACGCCGGAGCTGCGCCGGCAGTTGCTGGAGCGCGGGCTGCCACTGATGGCGATCCCGGCCGCCGTGGCCGCCGGCACCGCCGGGCGCGAGGGCTCCTGACGCCATGAAAGGACTGCAACCGACATGACCATCAAACCCGAAGACCTGATTCACGAACTCGCGCACGCCGGTCTCTACGCCTGCAGCCACGACGAAGTGGCGCTCGACGCCAAGGTCCCCAACCCGGACCAGATCAAGCTGCGCTTCGGTAAGTCGTGGGAGGACCGTTCTGGCGGCCCGGAGTTTGGCATGGTTGTCAGCATCAGTGGCGACATCCTCACCGGTGGCGGCGAGGGCGACCAGGATTACCCGCGGCGCTCGGAGTGCTGGCGCCTGGCGGCGGTCAACGAGGAGCCCCCGGGCTGGCCCGCCGGGCAGCGCGTGCCGGTCTGGATGTTCTGCTTGCACCCCCAGGCGACGCCCGACGCCCAGGACGGCAACGAGGTCAAGGCGCTCTACGTCACGGCGCACGGCATCTGGAGCACCGTGCCGATTTACGCGCCCAACCTCACCAGCGGCGGCGGCACCGGGCCCGGCGCCCCGATCGACAAGCTGGTGTCGGCCGACGGGCGCTACGAGCTGAATGCCCATAGCGCCGATGCCGGCGGGATGCTGGTCTACTACGACCACCAGGGCGGCAGCCGTGTGGTCGCCGAGGCACCTGAGGCGCCGCTGTCCACCGACCTGCGCCTGTCGCGGATCGAGGCGCAGCTGGCGGAGTTGGCAAGAGCGCTGGCCAAGCTGTGCGCGTGAGAGTTGCTCAAGCGCCGATCGCGCGCCTCACCGGGCGGTATGAACGGGTGCGAGGCCGGCCTCCCGCCAGCTGCGCTGATCGACCAAGGGATGGTCGGAGGAGCGCGGACCCATCTTGCGGAAGTTCATCGGGGGTTCCCTTCGCGCTTCGCCACATACGCTGCGGTCACGTCATCAGTCACGTCACGCGTGCTCAGCACCTTCGTGTTGGCGTCGTCCATTTCATGCATGACCGCGCCCCATGACGAGCCTTCGTGGTCGAGTGTGCAGAGCCAGCCCGCAAGGCCGTCAATCGAAAACGAGCGCACCTGAACCGATGAACCATCGACGCAGCCCATCGAGAGGATGTAGTGGAGCTTCGGCAAGGGTCGCATAAACCGTGATTACGTCAACCGCCCCGATGCCTTCGCGAAGGCGATTGCAGCACGTTGAAGGCGGCGGTCGAGCGCGGCGAACTCTCGGTCATCGGAATACCTGACCGGCATGTGCAGCCCGCCCACCCACGCCTTCGCGGCTTCCCGCAACGCAACGACCGGACTACGCTTCGGCTTTCTCGGCATACGTCCTCGCGATGGCTTCCTGTTCACGCGCGGCCTGCACAAACGCAGGCCCACCGGCACGGTTCCGACCCTTCATGCTGAAGCCTACTTCCTTGCTCCACACGCACACGTTGTTGACCATCACGCCGTAGAGCACAGCGTCCTTGTCGATGGCGGTCTGCAAACGAATCTCTGTCATCCCCGATACCTCGCACACCCCGGCTCATGCGGCAGACTCACCAGCCCATCACCCTGTTCGCCGCCATTGCAGGTGCATTCCGCACGGTCTGGGTGCGCATCGTATTCGGCCTTGCTACGCCAGCCGCAGACTTCACAGGGGCGTTGCTTCAGCCGCGCCACCTCCCGCTCCAACTCCATCGCCGTCTCGCGCAGCGCCTCGACCTTCTCGTTGGCCTTGAGTAGCTCTTCGTCCTTGGCGGCGAGGCGCGTTTGCAGTTGCAGCAACTCCTCCCCGAGCGTGGCGGTGCGATCCTGCTGGTCTTCGAACTGTTGCAGGATGCTCCCCGCGCGGCGCTCGGCATCAGCCAGCCGTGGCTGCAGCCGCTCGATCTCCGCGATGAAGCTCTCCAGCAGCTTGTAAGCGGCGCGCACATCCATCCCCACAACCCACGTCGGTGGCGTGTGCTCCGGCTTGGCGAGTCGAGCCAGGATCGCCTTCGCCCGCGCCAAGTCCTCCGCAATCGTGTCGTAGTAGGGCACGTCACTCCCTCTCAAGCCCAGATGTGCCGGTGCGCCTCAGCAACCGGCTCACGGCTTCACCATGTCGGCACGCCACCGCTTCAGGACGTTTTGGATCGCCACGGTGTAGGCGATGCCGGGGGTCTTCCAGAACTCCGCCTCGATCTCCACCACGAACCTTTCAACCGCCACGAGCGCCTTCAGCTGCTCGGAATGGAGCCACGCATCTTCGTCGCTGTCCGTCCTCTCATGGAGGAGCGCCTTGCGTGCAATCGTCATCGCGTCCCCGATGCCCCCGTCAGCGTCAGTGTCGAGGTCGAGCAATGCGAGCAGCGCGTCACGGCAGCGGATGTATTTGGAGTGCCAAGCTTCGGCGTTGTCGAGGGCGTTCGCCAGCCCCTTCTTCAGCCGCGCGTGCTCCTCCTGACACGCCTGCAATTCATCCGCGAGCGGGCCGAACCGGAAGTCGAGTTGGAGTTCCGCTTCAACCACCCGCAGAGCCCTCACGCAGTCCTCGATGGTCGTCCCCTCGGGCAGCATCGAGGGGATGTGGTTGGTTTCGGAGAGATGATCCTCCAGCCACCCACGCAGGATGTGGAGCGTCTCGCGATCCTCGACAGTCATCCTCGGCTACCCCCATACTTCACCCACCATGCCACCGCAGCCGGGTCATTGCGGGTTGAATACTCAGGCGTCCACGCCTTGTGTCGCGTGCAGGTTTGACAGATCACCCACCCACACCTCTTCTTCCTGCACCTTCCCAGGGTGTGGTTCTCAGGCGTGCCGCGCACGCGGCGCCTGCGTACGCCCGAACAAGGCCCGCTCCAGATGGGCCAGGGTCTCCAGCTCAAAGGGCCGGAGTGGCCGCCCCTGCTCCCAGCGCAGGACATGCGTCCCGGTGGCAGGCACCAGGAAGCGACCGGCAAAGGTGCGCCGGTCCTCGCCGAGTATCTCGCGCAGCGTGCGCATGCGCTGGCCCGGGGTCCCCAGGCCGACCACCGGCACCACCTCGATGACGGTGGCCGAGCCGGTGTCCACCTCCCAGCCGTCGTCGCGCAGTTGGCGGATGCCCCGCTTGCGGGCGCTGTGCCGGTCGAAGGCCCGGATCTCCACGCTCTCGATGTCGCCCTGCCCGGTCAGCGGATGCGTGGCTGCCGCCGTGACGCGCCAGCTGCGGAGACGCGGGGGGGTCATACGGGCGACTCCGGCGTGTGGCGCCTGGCCTCCACCCACGCCTTGAGCAAGTCGAGGATCAGGCTGCGCACGGCAATGGGCTCCCGGCGCGCCCGGGTCCGCACCTCCGCCCAGAGCGTGGGCGGAATGCCGCTGAGCAGGTAGCGCCGCGGGTTGGCCCGGGCGGTGTGGCGCGTCGAGTACGGCCGGCGCCGCTCGACTGCCCGCAGCAGGCGCGCCCCCTCGTGCGGCGAGCAGCCAAGGCGAAGTGCGAGCCAGGTCGCCTCGTCGCAGCCGACGCGCTCCTGGGCCCGGTACTCCGCCAGGGCGGCACGCGCCAGCGCAATGCGCTCGGCGCCGATGGTCCTGGGCATTACCGACCCCTCCGCCACAACTGGGCCAGGGGCGACCAGTAACGTACCCAGCACCACCAGCCGCCGAGCGTGCGGGGGCGCAGTCCGAGCGCGATGCGCTGCTGTTCGCTGACAGGCCTGGGCATTAGCGTCCCTCCGGCCACCGCTCCGGCCGGTCGTCTGGCGGCGCCTCGCCCCCCTGGAGATCCCTGAGCGCCTTGACAAACGCCTCGCGCACCAGCGCCTGCAGCTCGACGCGGAACAGCGGATCCTTGAACAGGTCCAGCGCCAGCTCCTCGACCACCGGGTCCGTCATGCGGGCGATCGTGGCGGCCAGCGAGCTGGTGACCTGGCGCTCGATCAGTCTGGCGAGCAGAGTCTGGGGCATTACGCGCCTCCTGTGCGCCCGTTGTCTCGCCGATCCAGCAGGCGTACGATCTGCTGCGTCAGCTCCAACAGCACCGCACTCTGCTGCTGCTGCAACCGCGCCTGCTCGGTTTGGATAGCGCGCAGCTCCGCGATCGCGCGATCGTGGTCGAGCAGCCACTGCTCGTGCGCGGCGAAGCGTTCCTCAGGAGTCATCACGGTACCATGTACAGGATACCACAAGAAGCATATGCTTTGTCGAACGGCGACCCGCCCCGCCCGGTGCCGCCTGCACGGAAACCGCGCCCGGTCAGCGGGGTGGATGGCTAGCCGCGACGCGCCAGGCGGGCGGTCATGTGTCCTCGCCGTCCTCGCCGTAGAACTCCTGCTGGTAGGCGGCCCACTCCTCGGGGAAGCGCTGCCGGAAGCCGGCTTCCACCGACAGCACCACGCCGACAAACCGGCCGTGCAGCCGGCGGAAGTCTTCGACCGCCATCGTCTCCCAGACGGTTTCGAGTGCGTCTCTGACCTCGTCGATGGTCTGCGTGATCCGGTCATTCACGATGCCACCTCCTCTAGCGACGGTGGGCTCAATCCGGCACCGAAGTCGCCCGGGCGTACCGGACGCATCAGCGACGCGGCGATCAGTCCTGTCGGTCCTCGTGGTCCAGAGCGCGCTGCGCCCAGGCCGGCATGCCGCCCAGCGCCTGCCGCAGGGCCGCCGCGGTCGCGGCGATCTCGCCGGTGGCGGTGCGCCAGAAGTCCAGTTGCGCCCGGAGCACCGCGAACTCCGTCGTGGCGTTGTCGATCTGGATTTGGAGTAACGCACACTGCCGTTCTTCCACAGTGGTCATGACCAGCGCTCCTTGGCCGTGCCGGGATCCCAGACCGTGCAGAGCACGGCGTCGCCGGCAATCACATCACCGTGCAGCACCTCGGCGGCCAGCACCGTCGCCAGGCGATTGGCTGGCTTCCCCCGGAGCTTGCCTTCCTCGTCGACGACGAGCACGCTCCAAGAGCCGAGCACGGTACCGTGGCCCTCGGGCCCCTCGTCGCACACGGTGCACTCGCCGTTGTGATCGGGGCGATAGTCGTGGCAGTCGTCGCCTGCGTCCAGACGCACCACCTCGATCGCCCCGCCGACGAGACGCTGCAGATCCGCCAGCTGGTCGAGCGCCTCCTCGCGTAGGTGAACGGGCATGACGGTGCCGTCAGTCCGGAACAGCGTTGCCATTACGCCTCCGCATCCGCCCATCCGGGACCAGGCCCGTGGGCGCATTCACCAGCGCACAGGTATGTTCCAGCCCCCGCTGCCAGACGCGAAACAGGCCAGGTGACCGGTGGCGCAGTGCACGGCCCGGCGCCAGCCAGCGCCTGTCGCCGTGGTCAAGGCCCGGGAGCTGCCCCGGAGGCGGCGTGCCCAGGCCGGCCCGGATTGCAGCCAGCTCCCTGAGGAGCGCGTCGAGACGGGCGCCCACGGCTGCGTCCGTACCCCCGAGCCTGGTCGTGGTCGCGGGCGTCTTGGCCAATTCAGTTCTGCTTCGCCCGGGCAGCCAGGACGGCTTGCCGGTAGGTGCGGGCGACCTCGTCGAGCTTGTCGGCCACTTTGAGCGACGGGGGCCCGAACACGCGCACACCCATGCCGCGGGCGCTGACGGCTACGACCAGTACCGGCGTAGCGTCCGGGTCATCAACGATGGCGTCGACCTCGGCTTTAACTCTGGCACCCAGCAGGAAGGGCCGGCCATCCTCGAAGCCCATATCGTCGTCGTCGTTGCTCATGACCACTCCTGTGCCGTAGCTTATGCCTTCTTACGCAGCTGCTCGTCACGGTGCGCCTGCCACGCCCGGCGGCGGGCCGTGTGCAGGGGCGAGGGGCGCGCCTCCCGGGTCCGGGTCTCCGGATCTACTCGCCGGGCACAGGGTTGGCCCGGAGCCGCCCCGCACACCGGACAAGCAACATGGGCAATGGCGTGCCGGTCCCGGTCCTGCATCAGGCGATCCCGCCCAGCCAGGCCGATTGGCGCACCGCCCAGGCCCGGGCCGTGCCCTCAGGCCGCCTGAGCCCGCCCAGGCGCGACGATCGCCTGTCGGCCCAGCCTCTACCCCTTGCCAGATGATTGCTCGCCCCAGGGCCGTGTACACGGTCGAGGCGGTTACCCACGGTTCGCCTCCAGGGGGTACGGTACCGGGGTCCGGGGTCCGGGATCTTGGTCAGCCCGCTCCGCCTCCAGCACTTCCATCTCCAGCGCTTGCAGGTACTGCCAGGTGCGCCACCGGGGCGGGAAGCGCCCCTGCTCCCAGCCCTCGACCGTGCGCGGGCTGGCGCCGAAGCGCCGGCCAAAGACGGTGCGCGACTCGCCCAGGCGGTAGCGCAGGGCGCGGACCCGGCCAGGGAGATCCGGCCCGGCCGCCGGCTGATCGACGGCGAGCACCAGGACGCGCGGCTGGGCAGCAGGCGCACTCGCCCGGGCCCGGCGCAGCGCGAGCGCGCGGGCGGCCCTGGCATCGCCGGTCGTGCGCACCTGATAGATCACGGTCCGGAGGCCCAGGCGGACAGTCACCCGGTACACCGTGTAGCGGTCAAAGAGGGCCAGCGTCATGAACCCTGCCAGTGTAGCACCGTACCAGAACTACGCACAATGCTTGGCCGCAGACGGTGCGCGACCGTGTGGTCTCCGGGCGGCCCGCAGGCCCCTGCTCCACGTCCTTCCGGTACACTTTCTCTTCAGAGGGGCAGTACGCAGGGCTTGCAGCGAGGCGAGCGCAGGCGTACCTGGCAGGGGTACGGCGGTACGGTACCATGGCCGGCCGGGAGGAAATTTCTGCCCATGACCGACGCACTCATCGTCACCGACGTGCTGCACAGTTACGCTGGCCGGCTGGCGTGGGAGCCGGGCGGGAACGGCCTGACCTTCGACAAGATCGACGAGGAGGACGCCAACCGGTATTTCGATCTCTGGTCGATGACACCAAACGGGAACCTGCGCCAGTGCCTGACCCGCGACAAGCCGGCACCGTTCACCCATCGCCATATCGGCCAGCCGGCCTGGCATCCCGACGGCGCCTGGATCGTCTATCAGGCCGAGAAGGACGATGCGCCTTTGTTTTGGGATCCGTACGCGACGCCTGGCAGCGGGATGCAGAACGACCTGTATGTGATGCCGCCGGACGCTTCGACGACGACACGCGTCTATGCGTCGGTGGCAGGCTCGGGCGGCGTGCTCCATCCGCATTTCTCGGGCGAGGGCAGCAAGCTCTCCTGGTCGGAGTACGTGGGCGGCGGGCGCTCGCCGCTCGGGCACTGGGTCCTGAAGCAAGCGGCATTTATCGTCGAGCATGGGCGACCGACGCTGGCCAATGTCCAGACGGCCGACCCGGGCGCCGCGCCGGACTGGATTGAGAACCACGGCTACGATCCGGTCGACGACCGGTTCATCCTCTGTTCGGGGAATCCCAACGGCGAGCCAGTACTGCGCTCGAATGTATACGTGTACGACTCGCTCGCGCTGACGCTGGAGCAACTGACGGACAACGCCTGCTGGGAGGAACACGCGCATGCCTCGCCGAACGGCGAATGGGTGGTGTTCATGCGCGGGCTCGAGGACGATACGCCGCTCGAGGAGCTGGAGACCGAGCTGTGGATCATGAGTCGTGACGGCAGTCGTCAGCAGCAGCTCACCTACTTCCACACGCCCGGGCATCCGCACTTCGTGGCCGAGCGCGGGATCGTGTGCGCCGATTCCGACTGGCATCCCGACGGCCGGCAGCTCGCCGTGTTCACGCAAGACCGGTTGAGCAACCAGGGGCAGATCCGCATCTGCCGCCTCGACCTGGATCGCCTCTGAACACAGCGGTACGGCGGTACGGCCCGTGGCGCTAACCACGATTCCTGCGTACCTGCCTCCGCGCCTGCCAGAACGCCTGTACGGCGAGCGTGATCGGGCAATAGGCCACTTCGCCTTGGCCGCTCAGATGTCGCCCTAGGGCCCGCGGGGCGTATCCTTGGCCCCCTGTGCCGGCCTCCCCGCAGAGCGGACAGCGCAGGCGCTCTCCAGTCTCCCGGGTCGCCCCGGCCCAGATGAGCAGGGCGCGCAGCAACCCGTCGTACCAGGCGTCCCACTCGGCGGCGGTACGGGGGCCGACCATATCCGGCGCTCCGCGCCCTTGCCCAGGGAGGCTCCCGTCGTAGCCAATGTCCCGGCAGACGAACCACGCCACGATGGCGCGCGGGTCGAAGACGGCTTCACTTGTCAGGAGCCAGTTGTTGGCCGTAGGGTCCAGGGCCGCCATCAGGATTGATTCACAGCACGGCGGTACGGCGGTACGGCGGTACGGCGGTACGGCGGTACGGCGGTACGGCGGTACGGCGGTACGGCGGTACGGCGGTACGGCGGTACGGCGGTACGGCGGTACGGCGGTACGGCGGTACGGCGG